TTTAAAACAGGGTTTTGAATTTCTTAATTCCGAACACTAAAAGCCCAACATATGTGGGTGCAGGCTCACTTTCACTCTTGTTTATCGATGTAACTTCTAGCGATTCAATAGGGCATTCAATCATACCCATCATTGATAATGGTACGTCTTCAACACCATTTAATGTTACAATGACCGTATCGTTTGTGTTACCTAAACCGATAAAACCATAATATTCAATTGTATATTCTGGTGTCTCAACAAAACCTATTGCTGGGTCACCGACTGTTAATTTCTGTGTTATTAAAATTTGTTGTCTTGAGTTCATAATTTTTTTAATTAAAAGCTATTTCTAATATCCATTTCGTTATAATTTGCCATTAAGCTATCCATCATAGATAATTTATCTGGTCTAGTTTCTAGGTCAGTTTGTGTTTTAACGCTAGATCCAGACAAATATTCATCCTGTGTTACATTGAATGGGTAAGAATCTTTAGCCAAAGCTTTTCTTCTTTCTTCTTCTGTTGGTGGTCTCATTAATTCAACTTGTTTTGCCATGGCATCCATTTTTTGAACTAAGGCTTCCATTTTTTCTAAATTTTGTTCAACACGACCAACTTTATTAATTATATCTTCAATTTTTTGGTTTGAGTTAGCTATTTTTTGTATAATATCTTCCGATTTAGCAGCCATTTCCTTTGTTGAATTGACCAAGTCAGTAACATCAACCTCAATGTCTCCATCTTCAGCTTGTGTATCCAAACCATCAATAGCTGTTTCATCACCAGGTAAATCTTCAGGAACAGTTTCTTCAGGTGCCGTTGTATCAACGTTAGCGTCAACTGGTGCATCCATATTAGGGTCCTCAACTGGTTCCTCAATTGCTGGTTCGTCAGCGATTGGTTCTTCCTCAGCTTCATAAAACTTATAATGCATACCCTCATTTACCTTTTCTTGGTATTTCATTATGCTGTTAAATCTTTTGATTTCTTCAGATAACAATGTGTCTAATTTCTTACTCATCTTAAAAATGTTTTATTACTGTGGCTTATTGGTGTCTCTTCTCTCAACAACTCTCTACCATCTTCCATTACTAATTTTTTCTCAATTAGAGTTTTTTCTATTAAACCATCTTTTGTTTTAATATAACAAATTCCAGTGTTAAGGTCACAAACTTCTTCACCTATTTGAGCTTGTTCAATTTTTTTACCTAAAAATTGATCTAATTTATTGCTAAAAGTATTCATACTTGTTTATTTATTAATAAATATCTGATAAAATAGAAAAGTTATGCGTGGTTACTTATCTTATCAGGTATTTTTGTTGCTGCTAGATTACCAGTGTCATAATATTTTGTTTGTCCGCTGTATGCCCAGAAAAAAGCATTGTTTTTACCCTTTGGTTCCCTTTCAACAACACCAACACCAACTGACGTTGGTGGTGCGGCTAAAAATTCTGTTCTAGAACCAACAAATGTTGCTGCATTAGCCATTAGCGTTTTATTTGTTATCGCATTTAGTGCGGTATTAATTCTAAGTACAGCCGTTTCATTATCAACACTTTTAGTTGCCATATACGCTGTTATTGCGGTTTGTTTATCTTTGATAGCGTTCCAAAGTGATTTAGTTTTAAATGTTGGTGCATACTGGCCTTCCTTCATAATAATCTCACTTATCGTTTTCCCGTACCCACCTTGTAAGTTTAACCTATTATAAATTGATTGGGCAACATCAGCCATACCTTGTGGTTGGTCTATATAATTTTCACAAGCACATATTGTTACTAATTTCCAAAAATCACTATCAGTACCCACTAACGCTGCTTTATCACCACTACCACTAGCTTGGTCTATCCAAAGTTTAGGGTCCAGTGGTTGTAAACCAACAAAACTATTATAATCATCCGCTAAACCTTGCCTAACTTCATAGTGTAAGTGTGGTTGGCCTGGGGCATCAGTATCACCACTCAAACCAATTTGTTCTCCAGCCCTAACGGGTGTTTTATTTGTGAGTACTTTACCACTAGCGTTCACCTGGATAGTACTTAAATGTCCGTATAGTGTTGATATATTTAAAGCATCGTGTCTGATCATTATCATGTTACCCCACCCGCCATAATATCCAGCGGCAACAACATTACCTTCATATGAACTATAGACTGGTGTACCAATAACTGCTCTCAAATCCACACCCTCGTGCATTCTTGTTCTACCCTTAATGGTTCTCATACCAAAACCGCTGGTGTAGGTTATGCTGTCCAGTGGTTTACCTTGAACTGTACCGAAAGAACTACCATAAGTAGTTGCTGGGGCAACATATTTATTATCGGTTTGTTCCGATGTAACATCTCTAATTGTCCAGTCCTTTTTCTTCTCTTCCTCATCATATAAACCTAAAGCTTCTATGTTTAAGAAAGCGAATTCGCTTCTGTTAATCGTATTACCTTTATTAGTGTCATCCGAACTAGCGCTTTTTAAGAATGTATACTTTTTCGTTTTACCCCATGCACCCATAACATTCACAGAATATTTTTGTGTATTTTTGGGGTCATCACATACAAGAACATATTCTGAATTAACCGCTGAATCCCAGTCAAAATCACCATTTTGTTTTGCACCTAAAACAACAACGCTATTGGATCCAGTTGGTTCATTGGCTCTAAAATCAACTGGGCTTGCTGGTAGCGTCATATTATTTTTTGGGTCCTTTATATCAAAATAATCCTTACTACCATTACCCGTATTTATGTAAGTTGGGTTTGTACCGCTATAAGTTACTTTTACAATCGCTTTGTAATTTTTACCTGGTGATAGGTTTGTGAACAAGCTCTTAGGTACAACCAAAGCTAAAGATAATGTACCTGGGTTTGATTTATAGTTATTCCAAACTAATTTATTTGTATTATCAGTGTTTAAATAATTTAATAAATCAAATTTATATGAATTTTCATCCCAACTCATACCACCGTTTATAAACACCACGCTTTTTTTGGTCGGTGCCGCATCAAAAAATGTTATCTCCATTTTCTGTGGTACCGCATTTAATGTGATAAATAAATTAATATTATCACTACCGTCACTAACTTTACCAGTTTTAAATATCATATTGGTTAACCCATATGTACTAAAACCATGCATGGTTCGATCCCAACTAGGTGTTTGGTCGCTTACCCAAGCATTTACCCTAGTATTAATGTCAAACCTTTTTTTATCATTAATTTCAGAAGGGAAAGTTATTTTAGGTATGTCTTTACCGTTTTCAACGACTTTGTCTGTGGAGCTCGTTATTAGTGATTTATAAGGGTAATAGAAATCCTCATCATTAGCCTTTAAATAGTCATATAATTTTTGCGAATCTTCACCAAATGTTGATATTTCTGTTAACATTGTTTCATATACGTCACCAGATGATGTATTATATTCGCTAATAAGTGATGATAAGGATAAATCACCCCTACCTAGTTTATAGGCCATATCGTGGGCAATCACATCTATCATATATGGTGCAACCCCAGTAAACTGGTACGTTGCCGCCCCACTATCAAGTTTAGATATCTCAATCGCATTATTAAGTAAATAAGATATTAATGTTTTTATTAATAGTTTATCTGTTTCATCGCCACCAGTCATTAGTTTAAGATACGACCCAACAATCCAAACACCATTATATGTCACATACTTACCAGTTTCAGTTGTACCTTCTTGATAAGCAAGGCCGTAACCTCTAGTATCTAATTTTGAGTTATTAACCCCATCACTCGCTGTTGTAAAGCCACGATCCATGTATATTTTACCGCTAGTAGCTATGGGTGTTTCGTTATCTCTACTTAAACCACCGAATTCATTAAACCTCTCATTAGCTTTTTTAATTAGGTACGTAATTACGGTTGCATTAGCGGTTGGTTTTTTGGTGATGGGTTGTCTAACGCCTTTAAATGTTGTCGTCATCGTATTTGGCGTAATTCTATGACTTACATTTGTAATCCAATAAGATCCATAGAATAGTGGTACGTTTCTAAGATAGAAATAAGATAAAGGTTGTATCGTTGCGTTACCTAAACTAGTTACCGTACAAGAATACGATCTAGTTTCCATCGCACTAAATAACTTACCACTAGACAGTGTCGGTATTGAATCAGACGCTAAAGCAACTGCCGCCTTAATACTTTCTTCGGTGTTTGTAAATTCTTCAGTCGATATTTGTATGTTCTGGAACATGTTTTGATTTTGATTACCAAAATCAACAATAAAAGCGGATATATTTGAATTCTTAATGTCGTCTGGGACATTTTCGTCATTAATTTCTGCCATCTTATCAGATTGGTTTAGTGTGTTACTATCCAAATCCAAACAGAATGTGTTACTTAAATCGTAACCCAAGTTAGCCGAATTTTTTTCTCGGCCAGAATCTTTAATATTTGACGTCAATGAACCTAGCTGAAATATGAATGCTGGGTTTGATTCCCACATGTCTAAGTCTTTGAAAACCCCAAACATATCATGTGCTAACTCATAAGCACCCTCTCTACCTTCTTTTTCAGCGACAGCACCATTTAAATTTATGTATGAAGATAGTGGTAGTAATAAAAATTCATGGTCAGAAGCTAATTTTGATAAAACTGACCACATTGATCTACCAGTAACATTATCTATGTTTTCAATGTTAATTAATTCGTCATTTATACTATTTTTTAGTGACACGATGTCAACTAAAACTTTAGTACCGTAGTCATTATTACCTCTATCTAAAACACTAACATAACTAAATAAATCTTTTAATTTAGCGTTAGCCACCAAAATACCATCATCGTCACATATATCATTTTGTTGTGTATTAAAATTAAAGAATAATGGGCTATTTAATATGTCGTTAACGTTAACTTTGGCTAGTTGGGGGCTAAATTGTTTTATTAATGTTTCCTCTTTTATGTCAACGTTATTAAATGCAACGTTTTTATCATATAAAGTTTTAACCCTATAATAAACACCCGCTTTAATGTCTCTATAAGCAGCCTCATTAATATTTTGATTAGTATTCTCAACCCTCTTACTCGTATCTTGGGCGTTTGGGTCAAAATTTAAAGAGGCTTCTGGGCTAGATAATTTTTCACTTAAGTTTCTAAATGAACTATTAACTGTTTCAAGTAACTTTGTTGTTAAATTTTCATTTGTTGTTTTAATGAAACTATTAAAATTATTAATAGCATTTAGGTCCTCAAATTTATCGATAAGAATATTTAATGAATTTACGTAACTTTGATTTGGCTTGTATTCACCGTTAACAATCTCGCCAACAATAATTGGTTTACCATTATAACCAATTATTAAATCCTTATCACCCTCTGAATTATTGTTTGCGGCTTTTTGTGTCCTTTGACCAGGTCTAAAAGTTTGGTCTTCTTCATTCTCATAAGTAATATAATAATCCCCATACAATATAATGTTATCGTATTTGGCTTTATTAAATACAGAGTTTTTATTTAAGGTATATTTTATATAGTTCCTAACATACGTAACCAATAATTGTAGGTTACCTTCATTTAGTTCAATATTAAGGTTTCTAAAAAATGTCTTTGTTAATTCAGAAATAACAAATTCCTCACTCAATGATAAACTTAAACCTTTTGTTAGGCCTTTAAATTGTATATATTTTTTTATTAACTCATCTTGATTACCGCCATTAGTGTATGACCTTATTGGTTGGCTACCGAATAATAATGTTCTAAACAATAGTTTATCACCTAGAGCTTGCGAAAGTGTGTTATAGTCTCTAGTTTGATTACCAAACGCAAATATCGGTTCAAATAAAGCGGTACTATATTTTAAACCCTTGGGGTTAAAAGCTGTGTTATTAACTTTTAAAGGACCTGCAATTGAGTAATTATTTACTGTTATTTTAGATGACATAAACTCATGTATAACAAACTCAGATTTAGTTCTTTGACCTAATGTTAATGTTGCGTTTATTAGCTTAGATATACCTGTTTTTGATGCAAAATCCATAAACATACCAGAATAGCCAGTAAGTAATAGATATAATTCATCTTTTGTGTATGTTCTACCGCCAAAAGAAACGTCATTTGGTAAATGTTTATAACCAAATATATTTGTGTGTTTTAATAATGATTTAAAATTAAAAGTACCAAAAGCGTCAGACATATAATCAATTGACTTAGGATTGGCAAAATGATTAAATAATTCCCTAAAATCTTCTAACTTATCAACATCAAATATATCTATTAATGATTTTGCTGTTAAAGTATCGAAATCGCCTCTTTGGTCAGACTGTGCGTCATAAATATATCTACGATCAATAGTTTCATCATATAATGTGTATAAATTTATACCTGGTTTAAAATCGTTATAAGTTACTTCACGAGCATGATCCCTATTATATATTTTGTTTAAACCTAACAAACCTTTTAAACCGTAGTGGTTTAGTTCTGTTATATTTATGGTTAAAGTATATGATTTATTGTTATAATCATATCCTAGAATTTCGGTTTCATTATTGGCTGGGTTTTCAAACCAAACCATTCTAGTTAAATTTTTTTGTAAATTATAAAACCCTGAAAACCCTAGGTCATCATAATCTTTACTTACTATTTTAATATCATCATATTTATCAAAATAATTTAACCCTTCTTTGTATTTTTGTTCCGTAAACTCAAAATCACTATCGATAAAATTCGTAATCTGATCATTTGGTTTACTCACCAATAATGTGTTGTTTGTCTCTAAGAGATTAGTTAATTCGCTGTTATTTATATAATCAAAAACTAAATGATAATTTAGGTTTTCTGGGTTAGAACCAATTTTTGTGTTTTCGTAATTTTTAAGCTCTTCTAAATCCCCAACTTTTACATTTTTAACAAAGTCACTGGTAATTTTATCACCACCAGTTATTATTTTGGATACAACATTAGTTTTACTAATGTTTTTAAATGGGATACCAAAAAACGCTGCTATATCGATATCACCGCCAGCTGATGGGTAGACAACAAAAGTACCTTTTTCATCTAACTTTCTTAATTTATCCGCCTCATTTTGATTCTGTTCCTTTGACCACTCGTTATTTAAATACCATGTGATGTAATCGTATAACGAATTACCCTCTAGTGTTTCGATATTTTTAATTAAAAATTCTGGTCTTAGGTAATTACCATCCGAATCGATGTAACCGTTGTAACCATCAAGATCAACATGATATTTTTCTAATATTTTAGTTTTTTTATTCGGTCTAACTAATGTTTCATTTATCGGATCCTTACCTTCTGGATGAAATAAAGAATAAAGTAATATCGCAATAAAATCTGGTATGGTTTTACCGTTTTGTTTAGCAGATAAATTTGTGGTAACACAAAGACTCCTAATTATATTACCTATATCAGATGTTAATGAATATCCGCCTAGTAAGTTGGTTTTTAATTTAGCCAATAATAAAAAGAAATCTATTTTTTTCTGATTTAAACTTTTACCGTATAAAAATTCATCGTTTAGTTCTAACCCATTTAGTATCGAATTAAATTCGGATACGATATTGGTTAAATCGAATTTAAGTTTTTGTCCATAAGAATTATATGACGCTAAACAATTAATATTAGCGTCATCGTATGTTTTAATTGTTTTTAATTTACCATTAAAATTACCAATTATATGGTAGGGTATACCATTATCATTAACACTAGGTCCATCGTTATTTGTTTTACCGTCAATACCTTTACCAAAAAAGAAATAATGCATGGTATTTAGGTAATTATTAAAATTACCGTAACCATATACTGGTATTTGCGATGATATGTTATTACTTAATGGTATATTCTTATCAAGTGTGTAATCAAAATAATACTCCCTATAGTTTTTAGCTACGTTGGTTGACTCATATGATTCACTATATGATAACATATGGTTGTCAACGAATTTAGGGGTAATAGGTTGTACAAATGGAGCGGTAATCGCCTTTAATCCATTTGAATCAAAAATAAATCTAGCTGGATTGGCTCCACCTAATATGTCATTTTCTAAGATATCTTTACCGTTTGCCCCAGTAATCCCGTTTATCTTTGATAGATTTATTTTTTCATCTGGTTTATAATTTTCAGAGTGGTAATAGAAATCATATAACCCCCCAATATAAAGTACTAAATGTATCGGTACCTCAACAAGACCTTGTTGAGATTTAAATATTTTACTTAGCTGATATGGGTTTATTGTACCATTATTTATTGGTGTACTTAAAGATCTTAATAATAGCTGAGCTGTTTTACCGTGAAAATTACCTTTGACGTCATCAACCATCGCCTGAGCAAATATGGCGTGGTTTAGTTCTGTTTGTTGTTTAAAAGATAATATCCTTTTACCAAAAAGTTTTTCTTCGTTAAACGAGTCAAGGTATTTTTCGGTAAAAAAATTTAGTTTTTCACCTGGATTATTATTAATATAATTAATTATATCCTCGATACTTTCGTTATTCGCTAAGTAACTTTCTTGTAAAAAATTTTTTAAAGCATTTGCCATTTATATTCTCACTTTACTATATGTAGTGTTATCGTTAATTTTTTTTGTGTTGTCTAAAACTAAAACTTCCTCTTGACGTTTTTCAGAATCAAAAAACGTTTTACTGTTAAAAATTTTATCAGTTTTTAACGTGGGTGTTAACCCATTAATCGTTTTTTGATTCGATGTTACCACCTCATTTATATTAAATTTAGGAAAATCTTTTTTAATGTAATCACCAATACCCTCATAAATCATGTAACCAGGACCTGTACTTGGTTCTGGGTTTGATTTTAAATAACCTTCAATTGTTACTGATATATCTTTTAGTTGGTCATTGGGTGTATATTGTTCATGTTTTTGTAAACCGTTAAAAAATAAAGCTCTGACTGGCGTGGTTGTTGTGTTCGATTTCCTCCCTGAATATTCTAACGCATCATATCTATATAATCTAGAGTACCTATCAACACTAATACCATTTGCACCGATATTATTTAGTAAGTCACTATAGTAACCAGCTAAAGTTGCTGGGTCATAATTTTGTGTGTTTATAATGTCTTTAATTTTTGTGATGGTAGATTGGTTTGTGGAAATAATCGCATCTGATGTTTCGGTTCCACCAACAAAGGTCTCCAAAAATACATCATAGCCCTTTTTAATACCAAGTTCCTCAACCCTAAATTTTATACCGTCATAGAATTTTTTAACATCACCAGCATCTTTATTATATTGTTTTTTATTTAATAAAGAAAACTCGTTGTCCACTAATTTTTTAACTATTGCGTTTATCTTACTAACATCACCTGATTTATGTACAAAACTATTAGATGCATATAATAATATCTTTTCAATGAACTCAGAGATTGTTTCTGATTGTGTTTGTGCATCATTATAGTAATCCAAATTGTTCATCACCAAAAGGGATGACGATAATGCCATCTTATTTAATTCCGTTGTTGATGATTGTGTTAAAACCTTTTCAATAAATTCGGCCCCGTCAACAGGGGTTTTATCCATATGCTTCTTCCCTTCGCCTTGTTGCGATTTCATATGTTCCATTGCACGAAACATTTCCTCAACAAACTGAACCTCAAACCAACCAATATTTTTATCATCACCAGGATATGTCTTTTTCCAAGTACTATTACCTGTTAAAGGGTCAACAACCTTTTCGTAGTAATTTGGAAATGGGTAAAAAATCTTATCGTCACTATAATCGGTAACACCATATTCACCAAAAGTTTGTTGGTTTACCCTTCTTTTTTCATCACGTTCTATTTGTCTATAAGAATTTAACGCCACTAGGTTTAGTAATGATAAGAATACTTGCATATTATTCATCAATATTCTTACAACATTTGTCATGTTTGGTACAAAACCTAACTTTTCTTTTAAATTAAAAGATAGACCGTCAATTAGATCGCTTTCGTTGTTAGAGTACAGGGTTGATAGTTCGGAAGTTACTATCTTGTTTAGTTCTTGTAAATATTTATCAGTATAATATATGAGATTTACGTCATCTGGGTTTCTAGATGATGTGTAATTAAATAAAATTATTTCCTCAACTAAAAATTCAGATGGTTTTGTAATATTTCTAAGACTTAAGGCTGTTAAGTAACCCTCAGGTAAACGCCTATCTAAAACAGCCAACTTAATTTTATTAAGTATAACCGTTATAATATCTTGACCGCCATCTTCACTTAATTCAGATATCTTGTCGAAATTTTTCTTATATTCACCACCATATATGTTATATGGTGTAAATGGTGCCCCAGAACTTTGAAAAGTTCTTTCTTTTAAATCTAACCAATCATTTTTAATTAACCTACTAGTATAATCTTCACTTAAAAAATATTTTTTAAGATTTCTATCACTATCATCATACCTTAAAAATTTTTTCCAATTTTTAAGTTCTGTTATTTGATTTTGCTTAAGTGAGGATTCTAAATCAGATATTATTGAAATGGCTTTTTGTCTTTTTTCATTTAGCTGGTTTAAAGATTCGCCAAATTGTAATTCACTAATATTTAACTCTTCCTGACCCCTCGCTAAATCAATTAGTGTTGGCGCACCGTCTATTTGTCTTTTTTTGTACTCAGGACTGTCGGCCCCATAAATTTTTTCATACTCCTTATTTTGCTTATCATATAAAGCCCTTAATAATTTTCTACCCAAAAAAGTGTTTTCTTTATCTGGATCTTTGTACATGTATGGGGCTACATATGAATAAAACATTAAAAAGTTATTATAAAGTGAAAATGTTTTTGATAGAAATTCAGCTCTAATAACATAGTTACCCGTATTAGCGTCAAAAGTTGTTGATGTTTTTGTCATCACCAACGGGTATTCTATTGCTTTACCAAAATAACCCTTTATTGTTAGGGTGAATAATGGGTATGGGAACCTGTAAAATATATTGTATGGGTTTTCTGGATCATTACCACGCTCAAGTAGTGTTCTACCTTGTACATCGATAAATTCAGCCTTAATAATTGGTGTTAGCGATGCGTTGTGTGTTACATCTATGTTGGATATACCAAAAGTTTCAGGGTCAAAAAAAGTACCTTGTTCAGCATTAGATGTGAAATAATCGGACCACTCAGTTGTGAACTTATCTTTAAACTTTTTATCGCCAAATATGATCTTTCCACTTTTTTCATCTCTAGGGGCTTGTGAATATGGGTTTAAAAAGTTTACACCTATCTGACCTAGAGAAACAACAATATCGGAATCACCGTTACCATTTTCTAATATATGGTTGTCGGGTGCCATTCTTGCGGTTATGTTTGCATACATAACCATATCCTCTTGTTTTACATACCTATCTTTAATATATTGGCCGCTATAGTCTTCGGTAACAATCTTATTTGGATCAACAACAAATATTCCGTTTTTTATTTCCTCATTAAGTTTATTATCGGTTCTTGAACCTATTCTAGATAGAATTTTCTCATCATAATTAACCGCCATAATAGTTTAATCTGTTTTTTAACTTAGACTCATACTCTTTTAAAGTTTCCTGTAAAGGGTATGGGATTCTTAATGGCGTACCGTCAGGTATTTCCCACTCGACAGCCCCTAATTCTGGGTTAGCCATCATTATTAACCAACCATAGTATGGTACTGAGTAGTGTTGTTGGCTTAATTTATCCAACCTACTTTTACCAACTTCGTAAACAACAAAAATATCACTCGCTTTATTATTTAATTTAATAAAGGGTGGCGAAACGTGTCTTGTTTCTGTGTCTAATGTTTTATATCTATTAAAATAATTTAAAGCCATATTTTTATTGGTATAGTTCTGGGTATTCTTCAGCTAACTGGGTTGTTTCGTTTTTAACAACAACTTTTGGTTCTTCCACAGATTTTAGATTAATAATAGGGTCTTTTTTGTATTTTGTAAATAGTTTTAAGTTTCTAACTATAGTTGAATCTAGTTTACTAGTCTCCCTCATTATTAACGTGTACTGTTCATCACTACCTTTAATCATTTTATTCATGATTTCATCCGATGATGGTAAGAACTCGCTAGTTGAACTGAATAGATTTTTATTAATATTTTTAACTGTATTTGTTTTTGTTTCAGATATATCTTTATTTAAAGAAGTTATCGGTGAATTTAATTCACTTATAAATGCACTAAATAACATAAATATCTGCCCTAAAACCAAGTCAACGTCTTTCTTTCTTTTATTTAGGTAATCCTCCACTTGTTTAGGTTTATCCTTTATATTTGCAGGTACTGAGAACGCTTCATAACAATACTGTTTAAGTAAATTTATGTGTGTTTCTTTATCTTGGTCTAACCTAACAAAGAAATCCATAAAGACCATTTCTTGTATAGCCGTTAATTTAATTTTTTCGTTAAATGTTGTCCCACTAACTGGTTTTAATTGGTTTTTAATTCCATTAGGTAACGCATTTACATAATCATTATTAATTGTAAATTCATAAGGTAATACCTCATTTAACTTAGTTAATGTTTGTTGTAAATCTGTACCAGTAATATTAGGGTTTTGGTCATTAAATAAATAATAGTTTATTGGGTTTATATTATCGTTTGGTTTTTTATTATCACCATAATAAAATAAGCTCTGTTTTGTAACAACGAATGATTCGCTAGTACCAGTAGTTGCACCAGTAGTTGCACCAGTAGTCGTACCAGTAGTTGTTCCAGTTGTTACCCCTATAGTTACACCAGTTAAAGAATCTAATTGTACGTCAAACTCAAGATTAGGTGTATATAATAAATCAACGTCATTAGTTTTTATTTCTAATGAATCTGATAACATTAAATCTAACGTCTTATTACTAAAATCTAATATCTCATAATTAATTTTCTCCCAGGTATATTTCATACCATAGTCATTGTCAATATAACTATTATTTAATGTTGACACTATGTCACCACTAGCTGTCCTAGTAACTAAATTATCCGCTGTAGTTTCAAGCGTTCTTTCGGTTGCGGTATTACCAAATTCTAACGGATTAAACGAATAAGCCGTATTGAAATAATAATCACCAGTACCAAAATTAATTACAGCACTTAAATTTGAAAAAGCTTTGGCCTTAGGTAATAAGTTTTCAAAATTATATAAATTAGGCATATTTTCAAGTGCTGGGAAATTAAACGCTTTAGTTGCGATTGCGGTCATATTTCTTTCATACTCTTTCATAACTGATGTTGTTTCACCCGTTGTTGTTCCAGTATAACTCATATTTGTGAGTTGTTTAAAGAAATATAAACCATTACCCATACCAACATAGTCTGAGAAAGATGGTGATGTTTGACCATCCCAACCGTTTTCAACATCATCATATATTGTTTTAATATCAGAAAACGCCAATACGTCTCCACCCGCATAACCTAATTTCTTATAATGCGTATATGGTTCGTAACCAAATAGATCGGTACCTTTAACACCTAATTTCTTAGCATTAGGTATTACCTCATATAATTGAACTCTGCTCTCATCAACTTTTCTAGCGTCATAACCATATAATGGTAAAGATAAACCAGCCAATATCACACTAAGTTTAGCTATTTTATCATTTATAACATTACTCATTTCCTCATCTGCACTCTTAAGTTCATTATAATATGAATCAAATAAGGATGTTAGATATGATCTAATAATTATTCTATGTCCATTATCCAACTTAGAATAATAATTTTTAAATACCTTTAAATCTTTATCGTATTTATTATCCCAAATAGGTAATAAATTTAATCGTAGTTTAGTTTTGAACTCTTTTGAGAAGTTCTCCATTATTTCATTATATGTTCTTAATGATGTTGCTGAATCTTTAAAGAAGATACCTCCAGTCTCTGAAACACCTTCAAAATAACTAGTGAACCCATCGGTGAATGAACCAGGGAAAAACTTATCACTTCTACCGTTATTAGTGGCACCAGTTAAAGCGTTAAAAGCATATGGAATACCCAAACCATTACCAACCTTAAACATATACTCCTGTGGATGTAAATTCAACTTCAACGCCTCAAATTGTTCTGGTTTGTTGTTATTTCTATCCAAGAATAATGGGTGTTTTTTAAACACATCATTAACTTCAATATATTTCTTATCAACAGCGACTTTATTAAAAATCTCAAAATATGTCATACCGCTAACAGCGCCAACTGGTATTGTATTACCTGTTATTGCGTCTATCATTGATTGGATAGTATCGCCAGTTGTTGAGATTGGTTTGTTGTAGTTTTTACTTTTTAATATCGATTTAAGTACTTGGTAATCATCGTATACCGTTGATTGTACCTTTTCTTCACCGTAAACTAAAGCATGTACATACTCACCAAAAGTTTTATACATCTCACCAAAAATATTTTTATAGTTTATCTCATATCTTTGGATATAGGTTCTACCATATTCTTGTCTAAACGCAAATTCGCCAAAATTTGAATGGTCAACAGCTGTCCAATTATTAGTATCAGTTGGTAGGAATATTTGACCAGAGTTGGTATCTTTTCTAACATAATATTGGCCTTGATATATAACACAGGCTTCAGCTGGGTAAAATCTATTTTCATAAACTGTTGCCGCAACTAATGAATTGTAGTATGTACCACCAGCCAACTTAGGGACCAATCTTTTACTCATAACACCAACTGTTCCAGCTGGTAAATCTAACGTTGGTTCTAATGGCGTGATTAATTCCGCCCTATTAACAATCGGAATTAAATCCAATGAATTTTGTGCAAAGAAATCTTGTTCAAGATTTATCAAATCTCTTTCTCTTCTATCTGTGTTCGCAAAAGTTCTTTCATCATAAACATCAGCATTCGCATAATAGTTAAACGATAATGCATTTTGCAATTCATCAACATATCTTCTTAAACCTTGACCGCCAATATATTTAAAACTTAACTGTACTTTAGCTAACATTGGTTGTACACCAATACCTTCTGGGTTTAAGTCCCATACTAATGGATCGTAAGATATGTTTAAATTGTTTATAATTATCTTGGTGTGGTAAAAATCACCGATTCTTAGAACACAGACTGGTGGTCTACCAAATGCCGTGTTTTTAGCGTCACAATTAGCCTCACCATTGTTTTTAAGAATAGTATCACCTGGTCTCATGCACTGTTGTAGGAAGGTTAATCTAGCGTTTAAACCTTCTGGTGTCATTGAGTGGAACGCAGGTGTAAAGTATTTTAATTTTTGTTTTAAACTATTGTACACTATTGGTGCTTCCTCAGATAAAAACTCAAAATAATCACATTCGGTTAATAGTTTATTTAATATTCTTTGTGCAATTTCTCTTTTTGTTACATTTGTAGATGATAATGGATTATCATCATATAATGGTGGTTTTTCTTCTGGTGGAAATGTCTTAATAATCGGTATTTCTTTAGGGATTACACCAGTTTTGATCTCAACTCGTCTAGCGTATGATGCGATTGCGGATAAGTTACCACAAACAACATCTGCTTTTTTTCTATTTATTTGAGTGGCTGAGCCATTTGAAGTTCTTATTGACACACAAGTACCTATATAATCGTTATCGATTAAAGTACCATTAGGTTTAAATTTACCTAAAACTTTGTCACGCTCATTATGCGTCTTAACCATATAATACATTTCAGTTGTACCATCATTATTATACGGTATTTCATAATAATCATATTCAACCCCATCAACTTTAGTTGTTTTAGGCCCACCAAATAAATCTTTATACTCAGTCCCTGGTGTTTTTGAAAAAACATCATAAGTTGTTAAACCATTTGCCGCTTCTACGTTTAATGTGATTTTTTGTTTTAGTGATTCACCTTTAATACCTCTAAATAAAACGATATCTTTTGTGTCCTCTAAATTTTTAACAAACAAATCGTTTATGTTTGTTTTATTTATCTCAACACCAGCTTCATTATAACATACAACACCTAAAGATTCACTGGTAAATACATCTCTAACTAACCATTTAACAACAGAAACAAATCGTCTCGCTGCTAACTTATCATTATATTTGTTAATCGCATCTAAACTATACCCAGGTGCCGATGGTGATGCGTGTGCCACCATGTTTATGGTTAAATCATACTTTTTAACTTTACCATAATTCTCAGCTGAGTAGTCAGATTTTAATGTATCTAAATATTGTTTTTCGTAACCATATATTTTTGTTTGCCCAGTCTTTTTATTAAAGAAATAATCAGAAGGTTCTGACATTTTTTTACCTATGGTTCTGTCGTATCTAATCCAGCTTTTTGAGTTACTAGTATAATTAAGTCTAATCGCCTCTTCTTTGTATTCTGAGTTTTGACTTAATTCAATACCTTCGGATAGTTTTCTATATGTTTCAAAATAAACGTCATATGGTTCAACAACAAAACTTGTACCCGTTTTGGTATACGATGTTGATGGTAATGGTATGTCATTTTCGAAAAATAATCTAAAATTAGGTATAAATGGTTGTGTCTCAGTTGTTGAGTCGATTTTTACTGTTGAATCCTTAGCAGCATCACCATCAAATATCTTTTTTCTTAATGTATCATTAGGTAATCTAACATCTAAATCACTAATAACCTTTTTAAAATACTCTATATCTGAATCACTAAATACACCCCATATTCTCGCTAATTCAAAGGTGTCATATTCCAAACAACCAGCCCAGAAAGCGGCTAATAATTCATCAACCTCACCATCTGTTAATGCGGCAAATTCTTTTTGTACTAATAAATTAAGTACTGTTGGGTGGTCAACTACTATATCCCATGATAAAGTACCAGATCTTTCAGTGTTGTTATACGTATAAATCGGTTCTGGTCTACCTAAGAATTGGTGGGTTGTCCAGTTTGTTGTTGTGTCGTCAGTAAATCTGATGTTATATGGTGGGAACCACATAATTCTTCCACCGTTAGCACCTTTTTCACATGCTGGTAAGTCTGTAAATAATATTGATTCTCTCCAAGCTAGATTTTCGATTGAGAACATGTATTTTCTAGCTCTTCTTTCACCAAAGGCTTCAACAACAGCGTCACCAACACCATCACCTAATCTACCGTAACCTTCGTTAACGTTAAGTGCTGATGGGTGTATATTTAAATTACCGTATCTATCTAATACGGAGTTTCTTTCTTTTCTATTTAATTCTTTCCATCTAATAAGATCTGTGATCTTTGTAAATGGTTTTGACTTGGTCCAAGCTCTACAAAGCTCGACCTCATTATACATTCTAGTATCGTCACGGTTACCTGATTTATCTAGCCCTGGGACTAAATATTTAAACCCGATTATTTTACCGTCATCACCAAAAATTTCTTTCCTAAATGGGGTTATTACACCACTACTTTTTGGCGCAAAACTATATCCATCGCTAAATTTAGTTTTTGTTTGGTCAATTGATCTAATTGCAACATTTTCTAAACCACTTTCTAGTAATTTTTGTGTCGTTGCTAAAATTGAGCAATCTCTAAATTTAAACGCACTAGTATCGTTTGATCTAGTTTTATCTGTTAACCTACCATCCCAAATATCGGTAGTCGTTTCTTTATTTATTGGATCTAAAAACGTTTCTTTGGTTGGGCCTCTCCAAACAAAAGAAGTTTTAACTGACCCGTATTTAGATACGGTTTCAACACCAGGTTCAGAAAAAGGAGCACCTGGGTTGGTGGGGTCAAATGTTATTGCTTTCGTTAACTCACTATTACCTTTAACCTGTAAACCGTTTCTATCTTGTAGTAAATAAAATAATGGGTTAAGGCCACCACTTATATATGTTTTAAATACATCGGTTGATCCTTGTGATTTGGCTAAACTACCAATCATTTTTAAATTAGTACCATCTAATTTATTAACGAATTCTGGTGTATATTTATTAATACCTAAATTAGTAAACAACGAGAATCTTTGCCCTCTACCAGTTCTATCGATTCTTTCTAAATCTCTCTCGTCTAATTTCCTATCTGACTCATAATCTTCAAAACAAGTCGGTCTTAAAACCACACCATCATCCCCTAAATATGATTGTGCATATGTTGTTAAACCGTTTACACCCGCTACATCGGATAAGAAACTAGCCACCTTACCTAAACCACCTGGTAACGTTGTTATATCGTTATTACCATTTATATCAAAAATAGCTTTACCTGGGTTTTTTATAGCTTCAATAATTTTTAACGGGTTTGTAACAATATCGTCTAGAGCTGTATAACCCAAAGCTTCAGCTGCAACTTTAGCAGCAACATTAGCTTCTAAATGAAACTTTAATTGTAACGCACCAATTTGTGCTAATACAGTGTCATTTTTAACGCCTGGCTCGGTTAATAAATTAGCCAAATCCAAATCAGTACCTAATAAAGCACTTAATGGTGTTGAGGCTGTTGGTAAATTAATAAAGTCAGAAAATTGCAGATTAGTTGGGTCTGAGTTATTTAACTTATCGGCAGTTAAGTATGGATTCTGAGGCGTGTTTGGTGAATTATTTAATGATAACTCTCTAGTGTTATCAATTAACTCTGTTGCCTCAGCTTGATATCTATTTAGTGCGTTTGAATTAATCCAAGCTAATTCAAATGGACTTAATTGTGCTTGGTTTAATACTGTGAAATCATTTATAACTGTATCACCACCAATCGGTATGATCCCTGGATTTGCCAATGTAAATTGGTCGGTTACATCATTAGGATCTTTAATTAAATTTTTATTAAATAAACTAATTCGTAATGGGTTTGCAATAGTAACAACATCACCAGGATTTGAATTTTGCATGGTGTTTATTGTTGTCATTGTACCTCTACCAGAAAGATATTGAGCTGTTAAAGCAGCGTTTGCTGTTAAATCACCCAAACCAGTTGTAATGTCTCCTGGTGTATTTAATGTCATTGATAAGTTCAACGCTCTTGGCGTTAACGCATCAGATAGTACGTCACCAGGGTTTAGTACGTTAAAATTGTTAATAACTGTATCGGTACCTCTACCAGCTAAGTATTGTGCAGCGATAGATCCACTTAAATTTGTTAAACCAGCCGTAATATCAACTGGGGTATTTAAGTTCATATTAAGGTTTAACTGTCTTGGTGTTAAAGCCTGTAATAAAACGGTACCTGGGTTTAAGTTAGGGAAATCATTAATTGTCGTATCCGTGCCTCTACCAGATAAATATTGCGCTGCAAATGAACCACTAAGATTATTTAAACCAGCTGTGATATCAACTGGGGTATTTAATGTTCTGTTAAAGTTTAATTGTCTTGGTGCAACGGCATCAGATTGAACATTACCTGGATTTACATTTGTATAGTCATTTATAACCGAAAATGATCCACGTCCAGATAAATATTGTGCGGCATATCCGCCACTTAGGTTGTTTAAACCAGCGTCTATGTCTGCTGGAGTATTTAATGTTCTGTTAAAGTTTAATTGTCTTGGTGTTAACGCATCAGATAATACATCGCCAGGGTTTAAGTTTGGTGACGTGCCTATTTGTGTAAAAGAACCTTTACCCGATAAATATTGTGAAGCTATTATTGAGTTTGGTGTTAAATTTTGTACGCCAGAAGTAATATCTGTCGGTGTTACCAGTGTTTGTGAAAAGTTAAATATTCTTGGTTGTATTGCATCACTTAATACTGTACCTGGGTTGGCAACCACATAATCATTTATTACCGAAAATGAACCTCTGCCAGCTAAGTATTGTGCGGCAATTGCTGCATTTGGACTTAAATCATTTAACCCATCTTCTATATCCGCTGGGGTATTTAAGTTCCTACTAAAATATCAATTTCTTGGTGCAACGGCATCTGTTCATACGTCACCAGGGTTTATTACGTTAAAATCGTTTATAACTGAAAACGATCCACGTCCAGATAGATACTGAGCTGCAAAAGTTTGATTAGGCGTCAAATCTTGAACACCTGAGGTTATATCAGCTGGGGTATTTAAGTTTTTAGCTAAGTCTAAATTTCTAGGGTCAATTGCATCTGTTAGGACGTCACCTGGATTTTTAACATTGAAGTCATTTATAATTGTGAATGACCCCCTACCAGATAAATATTGAACAGAAAAAGCTCCGTTTGGTGTCAAATCTTGAACACCAGCTGTTATATCCGCTGGGGTGTTTAAGTTTTTATTTAAATCTAATGTTCTTGGGTCGATGGCTTCTGTTAAAACATCACCAGGGTTTACGTTTGAAAAGTCGTTAATATTTGTCACTTCACCTCTACCATCCAAGAAAGAACTAGCGTAGGCAGCTGAAGCTGATAAATCGTTAACACCAGTAACAATGTCATTTGGTGTGTTTAATGTCTTGTTTAAATTTAACGTTCTCGCTGGTATACCATCTGTATTGATATCCCCAGGATTTTTGACATTATAATAGTTTATTAACGCATCTTGCCCTATTGAATCCAAATAAGCACTTACGGTGACAGAGTTTGTCAAATTAACCAAACCAGTAACCACGTCTGGTGGAGACTGTAAATTTAAATTTAAAATCGTAGTTCTAAATTCGCCAGATATACTTTTAAGACCCATATCTTATAAATATTGTTTTAATTTTTTTTTTATCCAACACTTTGTATTGGTGTTACACCAAAATTAACCACATAGTTTGCGCTACCATATTCATGTTTAGCCATTGTGGTTTCTATGAATTTACCAAACATTTGTGGGTCTGATTCATAAAGTTCTTTTGCTGTTATTATTCGTTTACCGTCTTCTGAGTCATGTTCAATTGCCCCAGAAACGTTTACTGTTAATGTTGTATTTGATCCATTACCACCCATAGCATTTTTATATGCTTGACCAAAAGCTAATTCATCTAAGAAGGCAACGGCATCACCCTTACCACCTTTGATGTATTGGCCATTAGCGTATACCATGGCGTCTTGCACCTTTTTAACATCTTGACCATTCTTACGTTCCCATTCTCCTTCTTTAACAAAGTCAAGACCCATTAAATCCAAATATGTTTGATCTGAAAAACCTCCACCTTTTAATGCTTCTGTAGTTAGTGCTTGTTTAGCTTCATTACCACCAGTAAAGGCATCAGAAAAGTCAGCTGTACCTCTTCTATATCTAGCAAAAGAGTGTGCATATAAATCTTGTGCCGCACTTTCCATACCTAGAGTTGATGTTGCTAAACCACCTAAGAAATCAACAGTACCCATAACATAGTTACCTAAACCACCTAGAAGGTCTCCACCAAAACTAGATTGATCATCTTCTTTTCTAACTTTTTTAATTTCATTGGCAATTGGTTTCTCATTGTTAATACCAATACTTTTTGCGATATCTGAAGTTCTCTTATCGCTTTCCTGTAATGATAAACCAGCTTTAAAAAACGCATCACCAACAAATGGTAATTCTTTAAGCGCTTTAAATATTTCACCAAAAGTTATTTTAACATACGGTAAAATTGTTTCAGTTGCAAAACCAACAACTTTTCCAAAAACTTTTTGCATTTTTTGGAAAAAGGTTCCCTCACCACTCATTATTTTTTGTACATCTGTTAAGAATGTATTAAATTCCGTTAAAAAGAATCTTATCGCTTTATCAAGAACACCTCCTGGTGTGAATAAAGCTTCGACAGCTGGCATCATTACATCGGCAATTGTCTTACCTAATTTTTCTATTCTTTGTAATGTGCCTTCATCTTCTAGATATTCGTTTAATTTTGTAAATATTGGCATTAAACCAATAGCAAATCGATCCAAAACGATTTGGAATCTTTCCGAAAGATTTAACCTTTGTTGAGCCGCATTTTCATTAGCTTTTCTTTGTGCCAATATACCTTTTAATTGGTCTTCACTGGTTATCGTACTTAATAATTGGTTGACACCATTGGCCATCTTAATCTCGTATTGACCATTTTTATTCATAGTTATTAAGTTAGATAAAGCCATTTTATCTTCCTCATTAAAACCCATCAAGTTAGCACCAGTTCTAGCCAGACTGTTCATTTTATCCATAACTTTGGCTTGTTCAACAGAAGCTTTTATCATTTCATCTGGATTCTGGCCAAGTGCATCGGCAACCTCTCTTAATATTTGTCTTTGTGCTGGTGGGATGACAAACTCACCCTTAGAATTTTTTTCCGCTAGATTCGCAGCTGATTTTATTAATCTTTCAGACATACCATCAGCATCGTTCATTGAACCGTTCATTAATGAAAATGCGTCACCGAATTGTTGAGCAAATTCTCCACCAAGTACTTGAATTTTGGCGGCAGCTTCAACGGCTTTTTCTGGGCTAAAGAACGAATCCTTAAATGAATTAATCGATTCAGCTAGATTAAATCTAAGTGTTTCAGCTTTTGCCGCTAATTTGGTTAAATCTTCCACACTCCTACCAAAACCAACGCCAGTTAAATTTTTGACAACCTCAGTTGTTGTTTTTAATACTTTAGTTTGGTTTAAATTGAATCTAGCAGCTATGTTTCTACCTTTGTCCGCAACTTTCATTGTCGTTGCTAATGAATAACCTAAATTATCGAATTCGGCAACCATTTTAGTTACGCCATCAACCGCTAAACCAGTACTATAACCTAATTTAACGATAGCTGTTAGCTCTTCTGGACTAAATATTCTATTCTTACCCGTTTCTTCACTAAAACCTCTTATAATTTTAGCTATATCTTCTATCTTACCACCATAACCTATTATTTCGTTATATATACTAGATCCTTCTTTTAATAACGACCTGTATTCTTGGTAAGTCATACCAATATCGGCTGATAAGTTTCCTACAGCACTTTGTAATTCTAAAAATAATTTCCAAGCTTTTTCTATCGGGAATATAATATCAAATAAGCCCTTTGCTATATTCCACACTGTACCCAATATGCTTTTAAAGATATCACCTAACCAACTAAAATTACTGGTGATGAAACCACCTACCTTACCCATCATATTAAAGCTCTTACCAAGAAACCCTACGGATGATTTTGCGGTATCATAATTTACTTCTTGTATCTCTTTCTCTATCTCTAATTGCTGCTTTTTCTTTTTAATCATATCAGCCGTGGACTTTTTACCCTCGGCCATTAGTTTGTTATAAACAACACCTAAGTTATTTATTTGATCTTCTGTTTGTTTTATCGCCTTTCTAGATTTCTTTAGATTTTCAGCGTCTTGGGCCATTTCTTTAGAGAATCTTTTCATATTCCCCCAAATACTTTGGCTTTTTAAATCCCACTCCCTACCAGCGGCTTTTTTTGCGTTAATGGCATCATACATTGAAAGCATGTCTTTAACATGTTCAGCTTCTTCCCTTGCACTAATAATACCATTTTGCCTAGCCTGTTCTAGGGTTTTCATGGTTGCGTCTAAATTTTTAAAAAAATCGCCTTGAGCCATAATATAATATTAATCATTATTCTATAACTATAAATAGATACTAGATCATTTTATATCACAGAATTTTCTAAATTTGTTGTTGCCTGTTTAATTAACATAGAAGATGATAATTTAATTGTCTTATCCAATTTTTTATTTGTCAAACTAAGCTGTTTATTTTTCTTAATATGTGATATTTTTCCATTTAAAACTAAATTAATTTCTTCTGGTTTTGCGTTTGCAATAGCATTTCCAAGAACCATTTCATTAAAGAATAATAAAGCGTCCCCCTTTGAACCCATTAAGGTTGCTCCGTTAGCCCTAACCAATAAATCATTAGTATTTGTTTCTTTTCTATTTTTTAATGCAATAACATCTAAACCAACTGGTTTTACTACATCATTTTTTACCGTTGGTATTTTATTACCAACATTATTTGATTTGTTATTTAATTTCTTATTAACATCTGTGTTTATTTTAACACCAGACATAGATTCAGCGTGTCTTTGGTTAAACTCTTTAATTCTTTCATTTAAACCTGTTTTATGTGTCTCGTAGAATATACCACCTTCGCCAGATTTTCTAATTGCTTTTTTTTGCATTTGAAGACCTGTTCTAGCGACACCCTTACCAAATAAACCGCCTGTACCTTTATCAATACCGACTCCAATTAATTCAACTAATCTACCCAAATAAAATTTTAAAGGGTCCATAAATTTAGTTGTTATTCGTGTTATCATATAATCTAATGACATTGAAACGGCTTGGAATATGTTTAATTCTGGATTTTGCCATATACCTAATATTGTATCAATAAAACTATTTGCCGCCTTAAAAATATTTTTCATTAAATTACCCATTGAACCTGATGGTGATAATAAATCGTTAAAGAAATCACCTTCCATTATAGACATACCCTTTAAAGTCTCATCCAAGTGATTTATTACATTTGAATTTCTAAAATATCTATCCATTACAACGAATATCTGTGAAAAACCAACATTAAATCTTTCTATAGCAATTCCAATTCTTTCCGCCAAATTTTTTCTTAATAGAGCCGATTCGTTATTTTTTCTTTCTTGCCTTAATTCATTATATATTGTATTAATACTAGGTATTTCTGACAATAGCATTTTAGCACCACTAGATAATTTAATACTATATGAACCATCCTCATTCATGGTCATTAAGTTTGTTAATAATACCCTTTGTTCTTCATTTATCGATGTAATTGACCCAAACCTTTTACCTAACGCTTCAATTTTATCTGCAAACTTAGATTGTTCAATTGCAACATTAAATAATTCATCTGGGTTGTCCTGGCCTATTGATTTAGCGAACTCCCTAATAATTTCTCTATCAGCTGGGGCTATCTGGTATTTGCCGTCTTTACCCTTAAAAGCTTTATCTTTTAAAGATTCTAATAATTCGGCAGTTAACTCTTGAGGCTCATACATACTTTTAGCCATTAAAGTAAATGTGTTTCCAAAATAAAATGCGAACTTACCACCAAGTAGGTTTGCTGTTGCCGCAACCTCAACGGCTTTTTCTGGATCAGTAAAAGCGTCTTTAAATTTGTCAACACTATCGTTAACATCGAGTCTTAATCTTTGTGCATCTATAACTAAATTTGTCATCGCCTTTAAACCACGATTAACACCAAAACCAGTTAGCGAAACCACCAATTGATTAACTTTTGATAAAACCTTTGTTTGGTTCATCGAGACACGCATTGATTTGTCCCTAACAAAATCAGTAAATTCTAAGGTTTTATCCATTGAATAACCTAAATTCTGGAAATTACCAATTAATTCGGTTGCATTCTCAACCCCAAGACCAGTCCCTAAACCAAGTTCAATAACCCTCTTAAACATAGGGCCTTCCAAAATATTCGACCTACCAGTAACATCACTTAATTTCTCAACAACCGTTTGTACATCTTCTAAACTACCACCAACATCTAAAACCTCGTTATATATTTTAGGCATGTTTTCATAGAACCTAATATACTCTTTACTAACTAAACCAATATTTGCGGATATATTACCCGATATTGATTGCATTTTTAAAAATAGTTCGAATACAGCTGATACGCCAAAGTCAGCTCCGAAAAAATCTTTTATGAAACTAAAACCTATTTTGAGTATACTTAAACCAACCCTAAGGATTGCTTTGCCAACATCAATAAGAATACCGCCAACAACTAAAAATGCTGCGAGATATGGGTTACCGCTTTTACTAGCTGTTTTTGCGGTATTTGCCACATCATCCATGGCCTCTTTAACATTTTTTTGTATTTCTAATTCAACTCTTCTTTGAAATAATTCTTTAGATAACCTACTTTTACCAGAGTTTATCGCCTCATTTTCTTTTTTTACGTAATGATTTATTTGTTGTTCTAAAAACTCTAGCTCCTTTTTTCTAGCTATTTTATCTTCAATTAATTGTTCTCTATGTTTCGATATTTTTTTAAAGTAACCAAATAATGATTCACGTTTAACGTCCCAGTTATAAGCCTCTTTATTCTTTTCAATAGCATCACTATAAGAGTCTATTACTTCACCGACATACCTTTCTATCTCACTTCTTGTTGTTAAAGAAGCGGCAGTATTTACTTGTAATTTTTTTACGAGTTCATTTAATGCTGATGAAATATCCCCTTGAGCCATTTATTTAAAATTGGAATACTAGTGAACCGTTATCTAATCTTGGTCTAACTCTTCTGTTTATCGCCTTACTAATTAAATTAATGTTTTTATCATTCTTTAAAAAATCGTTGTAGAAAAAATTTAATGACGTGCTATCAAAAAAGTTAAACCTAACCATTGTTGTTCTTCTACTGTTCTTATTAATGTAAACTTGGAAACTAGGGTTATCGCCTCTTGGAGCCACTATAATTTGATTTTCATCATCGTCATCCTGGCGCCCAAATATATCGGCATCAAATTTGGTTCTTAATAAACCTCTTATATCGGATAAATTAGTTCTTTTTAATTCATTATAGTTTTTTCTAAAATCAAGATCAACATCCCTAACATTAAAACTCTTAATACTACCTTCTTTGTAGTAATAATAAGCCATACACATTATAATAATACATAAATCTTCAGATTCAGCAAGAACACCATCATCTGGGTTAATACCGTAACCCGCATTTATTGATTTATAAAACTTACCAGCGATTGCTTTTAAAGCGCTGTCAGATTTATCAATATTGTATTCAGCTCTATTTCCAGCAACAGCCCCAAGTGCAAAACTCTTAATATCATCACTTCTGTTACTAGATGTACCATTTTTATTGTTATCTTTTTCAATTGCTTTTAAAAAATTGTCAAATGACATTGGTGGTACATCAGAATAATTTTCTGGGGTATCATCAGCCCTTTCTAATATAACCTTTAATTGATTTTCAGTTATTATATATTTTTTCATAACGAATTCTTTTATTATAAATATCGAATAAAATAAAAAACCCACCATGACAGTGGGTTAAGTTTATGCTCTCTTAGATTTAGATTTTTGTATTTCTCTTTCTCTAGCTTCTTTAATCTTATCATTCTCTTCCATTAAAATATCAATGAATTTTCTTCTTTCAAAGATTGGCATTAATATTACATCTGAATAAGTAAAATTAGCATGTTTAACTAAAATGTACGACTCGTACATCATTTGTTGTTTATACTCAGACGTAAGGCCAAAGAAATTTGGATGTAATGGGAAGTTCACCAAAAAAAAACTCTCCACTTGGAGCTTGGACATTAATGGTCAAATCTAAACCAGGTTCGTTGTCGAAAAGATGTTTTCTGAACTCAGCTGAGTCCATTGGTGACATACTCTCAACGAATTGAACGATTGCGTTTTTATCTCGAATGCCGTCAACTTCCACAATTTGGTTTTGTAAACGCAATGTCATAATTTGACTAATAGCGCTAGAACCCAATTTTTTTGTTCTGGCTTGATCTTCTCTAATCAACTTCTCATCCTCTTCAGCAGTTAAATATTTAAATTTAACAGTTTTTTTAGATCTTGGTAAAACAAATGAACATTCAGCATTTTCATCTGGTGTTAAAGTATTTTCTTTTATTGGTAATTGGCTAATGTCAATTTCCTCAATAAATTTATCACCTGTTTTAGGGTCTGTTAACTCCACTGGATAAATCTCACCATAACCAGTTGATCTTAAAAAGAAAATAATAGCATTTCTATCACCTGGTAATAATTGCCCAGCTTTGATGTCTTTATCTAAAATTTTCTTTTCCAATAAAACGTCAAGGACTTTACCGCTTTGTAGTAAGTTTGGTGAAGTTAGAATGTTTTCGTCAGCAGCCGTCATATAAGCTACTTTAATTGTGTCTTTTTTATTTTTGTAAAATCTGCCACCTGATGGAAGCGGAATAACATCGTGCGGTGGTTCAAAATAAACCTGTTGATTTTCCATAGTATTTTAATTTTAAATTAATTATAGTCTAATATTAAATAGTGTAAACGGTATTTTTTATTTTTTTTACCTTTTAATATCAATTTGACGGTAAAAGGGTAGTTTACAACTAATTATTATAATAATAGAATATTATGGCCAAAAAGAAAGGTAAATTCGCTAAAATGGTTAAAAAGATGAATGGTACTTCAAAATTAGAAGATTCGTTCGCTGAACTACTTGAGCAAGAAAATATAAACTTTGAAAGACATTTTGTTTTTAAGAAAAGAGAGTTCGACTTTCTTTTAGTTGATTACAACGTCTTAATTGAAACTCATGGGTGTTTCTACCACTGTTGTAAAAAACATTCGCCAGAAGCAAAATATGCATTCCAGAGAGCCAATTTAAGGAATGACCAATACAAAGTCAAACTAGTTAAGTTTGATAGGACCTATAATTTATTGGTTATTTGGGAACATGAAATGGATAAAACAAATTTAGTTGTTGAACGAGTTAACAAGTTTATTGAGAAATATGGTATAATTAAAGGTTAAAAAAAAAGGGGGTCGCAAAGCGTCCCCCAAATGAATTTTGAATTGATAATATAATTCTTAATAAACCAAGATACAACGGTCCATTCTTAATGTAGCTGTAATGTCAGCGATTTCATCATCACTATATTCCAATGATCCAAAGTCAACATTTGTCAAGAAGGTTCCTTGAAGAATCCATTTTTCAACAACAACACCTGTCGGATCTAACATTTCTAATTCAATATCTTTTTTATAACCTGCGGCATAACCCATTCTACCTGTTACTGATTCAGCGTGTAAACGAACCCACTCCATCAATGCTTGTGAAGCTGAAGGACCGATAGGGTCTTTGAATGTAACATCAATTGATTCCCAGTTAAATCTACCAGCAACATATGTTGAAGTATTTAAGAAAGGAATTTCAACTTCGTTTATTGTTACCTTTGGTCTTGAAGTAGATATTACGAACCACTCGTTAATACCTAGTGAACTTGGGAATCTCAAAATAAACCTGTTCTTTTTCTTTGGTTCGTAAGGAACGGGCATTTTCATTAATAAGTTAGCCATATTGTTGTCTATTTAATTTGTTTTATTGTTTAATATAAATATCTTTGTTTTTCGAATTATACACTTTTTTAAAAATTTTTTTCAAAAAACTTGACTTTTTGATTTTCAAACCTTATTTTTGTTAAGGGTCTTAACCAAAGTACTCTATTATAAATAGTACTATATATAATTTCATATATTATGTACTCTATTATAAATAGTACTCTAATTTATTTTTTCTTTGTTACTTTCTTTTTTATTAATTAGTATCTCAATTACCGTTGGTGCTTTTTAAGCTATGGAAAAGAAATAAAGGGGATACCTTCGTACCCCCTAAACTTATTAAATGTTATCGAAAGAAACGTTTTGCGGTGTAACAACGAATTCAAGTTCGATGAATTCCAATGTTGGTGTTGGTTTAATGAAGATTTTACCTCTCAAAGTATTTCTATCATTATCCTCAACGTCCATTGCAACACTAACTCTGAAGTCTGTTAAACCTCTTTCTTTTCTAATGTTATCCAAGATTGGGTTAACCAATGACAAGAATTGATTTCTAACTGTCGTATCATTTGGATCAAATAATAATCTTTTTGATACAGACATAATCAATCTTCTAGCTTGTAACAACAATCTTCTGATGTTTAATCTATCAAGAGCACTAGATCTAACTTGTAAGTTTCTATTACCCCAGATAACAACACCAACGTCTGAATAAGTCGCTAATGGGTTAATTCTACCTGGATATAAAATATCTCTAGCTTCTTGATCAAGAACGATACGTGCTCTATTACATTTAACCAAACCTCTATTGTAACCTGCGGTTGCGAACCAAGGGAATGCTACGTTATCTGTATAAGCCATATTTCTAACAACTTCAGCTGTAGGTGGAATAAACAAGTTTGCATTATTTTCGGTATCAGTGATTTGAATCCATGGATAGTATACCGCTGTATAGTTTGAATCGATTTCAGTGTTTTCTAACTCATCAACGATATCTTCAGCATAATACCAACTTTCAGTATCTGAAGGGTTGTTATTGTTTAACAACTTAATATCAGGTAATGTAGGTAAGTAAATAGCATCCAATCTTTTCTCCTCAACAACCTCAATTGCATCTCTAACCAAGTCTGTATTGTTTAATACGTCAATACCAGGGGTAGCTAAGATATTAATTGGTGTTTCTTCAGGGTTTTGGTATGTTCTAATACCATATAAGTAAGCATAGTAGTCGGAAGTACCAAACAATTCAGCGTACTCAACATTTGTGAAAGTATCAAATTGTGAAGCAACGAAACCAGTTCTACCTATCTTATACTCATCAGTATTAGTTCTGTTTAATCTAAACTCGTCCCAACCATCAAAACCACCTGCAAATAATAAAGTGAATTTTCTTGTTCTCATGTTGTTATACGGGTGAGTCGCAGTACCATCAACAGTTGTTGCATCATTAAATGAAGCCACACCAGTTGAGAAAACTTGTTCTCCAGTCACAGAATCAACCAACGCTGAAGCGTTAATATCCATGTGGAAGCCTTTAGTTTTAGTGAAGTAATCATCACCAGTGTTGTAAGCGTTATCACCTAAAATACTAACTTTACCTTTAAACAATAACAAGTCTTTATCAAAACCAAATTGGCTTGAGAAACCTAAATAGTTTTTGTTTACTTTATCACCGTTTGAGATGACTGGGTTAGCAAATGGTGGGTTATAAATAACATCACCAGGCGCAAAATATTTAGTTTTGTAAGGCATTTCAGGGACAGCTGTTTCTGTATAATCAGTTTCACCGTTAGTTCTGAACTCATAACCTTCGAAACCAGCAGGAATAGCATCTTTAGGTGCATTGATAGCTGGTTCTAATACAACATAAGCACTCTTAAGAGGGTATTTGTTGTCGATAGTACCTATTTTTCTACCAACGTAGTTATCTAAAGTTTCATCCATTGTACAATCAACAAATCTTTCGATAATAACTGGGTTTTTATCTGTATCTGAGAAAGATCTGATGTAAATATCAAATGTCTTCTTAGATAGATCAACATTGGCGATTGAAGTCTTTATTTCGTAGTTAGCGTTAGTACCGTCTGAAATAGAAATTAATCTAAACAATCTTTGCGGCACACCACCTCTTAATTCTGATACAATAAAAGGAGTAACAGGTGATTGATATTGGAATTTGTAGTGATCCCAGTTGTTAACACCAACTAATTCGGTGTACAAACCTTTGATTTTTCCTTTATACCAACCATCAGCTAAAGTTTGGTCGTAAACTTCTTCAGCATAAATATGTGAATCTTTATCTGTTAAAGTAGATCCAATTACTTTTTTAATGTAGTTAGAATTTGTTTTATTTAATGAAACGGTGTATGAAAAAGTTCCACCTGTTGGGTTAGCGGTTGTACCAGTTAAATCAAATGAAACATATGGGTCACTTGTTAAATTAGCTGGGGCAATCATACCCAAAGAAGCCGTGTTATACTTCAAAATGTCAGAAACATAACCACCTCTACTCTTAATTGTAGCGATAGTTTTATTATGACCTTCAGTATATGGATTACAATTTAAAGTAACCGTATACAATTTTAATGTACCCTTAATAACGGTAGCATTAACACCAGTAAAACTATGACAGAATAAAGCAAAACTAGGTCCAGAGTAAGTTTGTGTTGTGCTATCATAAATTAATTCATTATTTAACACATACGCATCTCTATCGTTAGCTGGAACCGTTACAGGCAACTCATAAGCATCAACATAACTTGGTGTAAAGATGTTTATAGATGTTGCATCATTAACTAATGCGGTATCAATATCATTGGTCAATAAACCCCAATACATCGCATGCTTCTTATCGTAGAAAGGAGCGTTTGTATAACCACCGATAGTTGTGAAGAAGGTGTTAAATGCACCATCAAATTCATTAGCATTAACACCAGTTAATTGTGATAAATGATTAATCAACGAAACATTACCAGCAACATAGAATTGATTTGTAGCTGTATTAAAGCTAAATTCAAATTCTTGTTCAGTAATACCTGTATGTGATAATGTACTTTCATCACAAGCACCCAATGTTCTAACAACCCATGACATACCAGAGTCGTACCCTGATAAACCAAGAAGCCTTGTTACGTATAATTGATTTGATTGTGTTAAATACTGCTTAGCAATGTAAGGTAATTCATACTTTACAATTTGAGTATTTTTAAATTTTTCAGGACTAGTTCCACCAAATATAGTTTTATATTCGTCAAAATTTCTAACGAAAATTGGTTGGAAGGCTGGGCCTTTTAACGTTTCACCAACTACACCTAACGTAGTAACACCAACTGTTTCAGTTGTGAATGTTAGGTCTTTTTCAGTCGTGTAAACACCTGGAGATGCATAAACTTTGTTTGCCATATCTATTTAATTTTTGTTTATTATTAATTTTACTTACTGATAAATATTATATTTTTTACCAAAAAACCATTATGATCGATTCATTTTAAAAAATATTTTATTATTATTATCCATTTTCTGTTATTGTTAATGTTCTACTTATCGCTGGAGTTACTATAAAATCGTTGGGGTCCAAAATAAAACCTTGTAGATTAAATGTGTACAGTTGTATGTAAAACCTTTTATTCGTTAAATCAGTTACTTGACTTTCATCGGATGTGTCTTCTAAAACTATCGGAATATAATGACCATTTACTATCGTATAAGCCTGTCTACTCTGAAAGTTTTTAAGTACTAAAGAATTAAACTTATTTAGATCTTCTTGCCTATAAGCGAAAATCCTAACCTGATAGTTAATGTCAACAGGTATCGGTTGAGGTATTTGGTAAATATCAACGCCCTTTTTATTACCGTCCCAAGTAGGTACTTCAGCATAGGTGTAGTGTCTACCAGTTGGTATGTTATATATTAAAGACGGGTTCGTACCATATTTTGTATCTGGGTTTCTAACGATATTAACAAAAGGTATCTTAACGTTTTTATATTCATCTGAAAATTTCCAAGTCTGTGAAAACTCGTTCCATTTTTGTATCCCCATCATAAAAACAGGTACTTCTTGACCATCTAGGGTTAATTGTAGATTGTTTTTAACGAACTCTTTAAAACCACGATCTAGATCGATATGTAACACACCCTGAGGAAGGAAAGTATCTTTGTCCGTTATCATATCCTTCATATTCTCAGCCGCACCACTCTGCATAGAATATGGGTACTCAATATTAGCACGCTCTCTCGTGATATTGATTTTTTTCTTAAAAGAACCAGGTAATGCCATTTTTATACACCATTAAATACGTTAGGGTCAACGTTTGTACATTTTATTCTTCTGAAATAACCAGAGTAACCATATTGCGTACTAGGGTTATCGGTATTTATCGTGTCGTCATCAAAAACACTAAAGTATTTAAAGTTATTTTCCCTGTCAGAATAACCAACAATATCACCATAACCTATCTCAACACCTTTCTCATCTAACTGCTTTTGTAAGACAGTAAACTCTAAATTACCATAATCTTGATACCTTAAATTACCATTTGGTGAGTAAGATTTGTTTTCACCGTTAGCTAAATTTAGAATTACCTTTAATTCAACTGGTGCTTTAAATCTAATATCCCTAGGATTACTTTCCCAGTAAACGTCATCAACCTGCGTATTTACTCTATCAATCCTAAAAAGAACTACTGTAAAGTTCATATCACCTTCGATTAATTCGGTGGCCATATCTAACTCCAACCTAAAATCTTCTTCGTCATAGAACCTATTTAACCTCGTATTCGGTATCCTAGTTTTTCTTTCCATTATTCTTTTTATATAAATAGTTTGATTTATTAGTGAGTTGACTTTCTAGTCAAAATTTGTTATTATTATGGAATAATAATAAAAGAGTAATTAAGATACGATAATGGAGCTTCCCATAGAAAAAAGGGCTTTAGATATATTAAAAATTTATAAAGGGTCTAACGACTATATTTTAAATATTTTAAGCAATTATAAAACAAACAAAAGGTTTATACCAACAAAAAACCAGAGCGATTATATCGTTAAGAATGCTTATGTTGAGCCAGTTGTTGTTAATAAAATGTTTGATATAAGCGCACCTTGTAGGGCGTTTGTCGCTGAACAATTAAAATTGGATTTCATACCAGATAAAGTTTTTATCAATAAATTATTGAGTAGAAAAGAAAACTTTTTACACGTCTTTGGGTGTTTTGTTGATGGTTGTGACGAATATTATAGCTTTTATATAAACAAAGATTGTATAAAGGCTAAAAAACTAGAACCAGAAATTGATTTATTAAAATATGATAGGCCACCAAAACCCCATCAAATAGAAGCTATTAAAAAACTTTTAACGAACGATAAATTTATTTTAGCGGATGAAATGGGTTTGGGTAAAACGACCTCAGCTATCATCGCTGCAATGGAAGGTGATTTTAAAAAAATATTAGTTGTATGTCCAGCATCATTAAAATTAAATTGGAGAATAGAAATTTCTAATTATGATTCTGTTGATAATGTTAGTGTTGTTGACGGTAGTAACCTAACAGTAAAAAAATGGACAATTGTTAATTACGACATTCTTAAAAATTTCCACCACCTACCAAGACGTGGTGTTAAAGTTTCCGACCTACCAGTATCACCAATAGATTACCACAAATTTGATTTGGTTATTGTTGACGAGGCGCACTACCTTAAAAACGCAACATCAAATAGGACCAAAATATTTAATGATTTTGCTAGTAAAATACCAGTTAGATGGTTTTTAACGGGGACACCGATTACTAATAAACCAATAGATTTTTATAATTTATTATACATGTGTGACTCACCAGTTGCGGCTAATTGGGTTGGTTATGTTAAAAGGTATTGTGCTGGTAGACAATTCAACCGAAAAGGTACTAAACAAAAATATTGGGTTTGTTCTGGTTCATCTAATTTAGATGAACTCAGAGAATATTCTGCTGATGTTATATTGAGAAGAACCAAAAACGATTCAATTGATCTACCACAAAAAACAATCAAACCTGTTTATTTACCACTAGAATTTTCAACAACATACAACGCATATATTGCTGAATATGAAGCTTGGATAGAGGAAATGGAGTCTGCTGGTGAAAAACCAACAATTACTGACCACTTAACTAAATTAATTAAGGTTAGGCAATTATTATCTTATGATAAATTACCTCATACGATTGAATTAGCTGAAGAAATGATTGAAAACGAAGAAAAGGTAATTATTTTTACTTGTTTCACTAATACGGTTAAAGAGTTAGTTGCTCATTTTGGCAATAAAGCTGTCGTTGTAGACGGATCAACATCAAAAGATAAAAGACAATATGCCGTAGACCAATTCCAAAATAATGATAAAGTTAAAGTATTCATTGGTAATATTGTTGCCGCTGGTGTTGGTTTAACACTAACCAAAGGTAGCGTTGTAATTTTTAATGACCTAGATTGGACGCCAGCAAACCATATGCAGGCGGAAGATAGGGCACATAGAATTGGTCAAACAAGCCAAGTACATATTATTTATCCATTATTTGTTGATACATTGGATATGCATATGTATAATACCTTACAAAAGAAAATGAAGATTATAAGTCAAATCATGGGAGATAATGGTCCCGATGAAATTGATGAGATTTCTGTAGCTAAAGAGGTTGTTGGTAATTTAGTGAAAACATAGAAAAGACATTTTAACGTCTGATCTTTGGGCACCCACATCACCGTCACCTTTTGGCATAACAACAACATTATATTGTTTTTCATTGCCAACTGGTGTCCTTAATAGTTCGTCATATGTTAAAATTGTTTTAACATCAACTTTATATTCATTAGCCAATCTAGTCTTTAATGTATTAACACCGTCCTCATCCTTAAAAACGGGTTTACCTTTTGAATCTACCGCATATGACCCTTTTTCTTTCATAAATAAATCATCAAAAAGCTCTTTTGGTACAATAACGGCTTGCTTAGCATTATCAATATCTTTAACTTTTTCAGTTTCTCGTTTATTTGCGTCATTAGAGAAATTTATAAGGAAATTGGGGTCACCTAAATTAACGATTTCACCCATTTTTGTGTAGGCATATGATTTAATATTATAACCATCTTTAAGTAAAGTGTTGGTTATTCTAACAGCAATCTCATAATATTTTGTTGCAAAAAAATCACCCGCATCATTCCACCTAAAATTAACTTGTTTATCTGGGTTTTTTAACAGCGTGGTCTCCAATTCACGAATTAGAATTTTTTCAAATCTATCTGGGTAATTTAAGAGTAGGTTAAGTACTTTAGTTTGTTTTAAAAAAACACCTGGATATTGTATATAACTACCTCTTCTTGCGTAGCAAACCATAGCACAACTACCCGCACCTGGACAGGTGTTAACGATATAAAATTTTTGTTCATCTATATCATAAACTAAACCCCTTAAAGCTGGTATACCAATGTTAACGTTATAAGTTCCGTCATCATTTGATTTTTGCATTTTTTCATTAACACTTAATATATCATTAGGCATTGCTGTTATCTTACTAATGAATTCGTTAATATCTAACTCACCTTCTTCATCGAACGGTATTGCTTTAGCGTGAATTATTGGTTTATCTAAACCTATTTTTTCTTTGTCAGCTGATTTTTTCTGACTATTATCAATAACTTTATTTAAATAATTAGCCAATTCACTAGGGTTTAAACATTTTTTAGAAACATCTTTAAAATCTTTTTCCCAGTCAATTTCATTAATATCGGCTTCAAATACCATTATCCCAGAATTTTGTTTAATTCTGTTTATCGTTTCATTAAGGGTTGTTTTACTCATCTTTCTAACTATTTATAATAAATATTAGGACAATGAAGATAAATCCAGTTGAAAAGGAAAAAATTTACAAACAAGCCAAACATAGGCTTGGTGCACCAATTCGAAAAATACAATTAGAAGAGGAACAAATGGATTCGCTATTAGAGATAGCGCTTGAAGACTACACCGAATTCATACATAATTGGTTAATTGAACACCAGTGGCCTAGCTTAATAGGTTTAAATATCTCCTCAGCCGATTTAACCAGAGCCCTATTATATAGGACATTTGACTTGGTGACCCAATACACATACTCTTACTCTAAGATTGTCGGTCTTGGTGCTGGAGAAGGTGGGTATGTCTTAAAGAAAGATTATATTGAACTAGTTAAGGGGCAACAACTTTACGAAATACCAGCCAATAGGGAAATTAATGAAGTTTTATGGTTTACACCAGCTTCATTAGATCAATCGGTAATTGACCCATTTTTAGGCGTGTGGAATAACCAATTTGGTGCAGAATATATGGGCCTAGGTAGTTATTATATTTTACCAGCCTTTGATATTTTAATGCGATCAACAGATAGAAACTTAAAAAATAGAATAATTAGATCTGAATTGGTTTATAAAATAACAAATGCACCTGATGGTAAGAAGTTTCTTCATTTAATGAACACCCCAGGTGGTAAATATGATTTTAGAGGCGCAACAATGAACCAAGCAAAGGTTTGGTATTGGTATTACGATATAAACCCAGAACAAAAAGATGAATGTTTTGAATTAAATAAAGATGTAATTAAATCACCAATGGATGTTCCGTTGGATAATATTAATTATGACGATCTTAATGACCCTTCTAAAACTTGGGTTAGGAGATATTTCATCGCATTATGTAAAGAAACACTTGGTCGTGTTAGAGGTACTTTTGGTGGTAAAATACCAGTGCCAGATGCTAATATGGAGATAGAATATCAATCATTACTATCTGAAGGTAAAGATGAGATGATAACACTTAAGAAAGAGCTAGAGGATAGGATGTTTAAATTAAATCCTTTAGAAATATTAAAAAGAATGTCAATGGAAGCTGAAGAAATTAATAAAGCGTTAAAGTACAGAGCATTCCAAAAACCAATTAAGATAATATAATGTTTTATACTGAGTTAGACAAGAGTGAATATTTTGATATAGTTATCACAAAAGACTGCCGTGATTTCTATAGAGACGTCAATGAATGTAAATTAATTGATATCGATGTGACTGTTAGCCTTTGTGGTTCACAAATAACTCAATCTGAAAACGTCCCATTGGAAAATATTGGGTTAAACGGGTACGACAATTTCTTTATTAACAACGGTAACGGTACAATAGACCCTGACATTGCTTATCTTGTTGAATCTGGTGATACGTTTTGTTTTCATGAGGTTTCTGGTTATACTGGTAACTTCACATACAACATAGATAAGTTAAAGGTTGACAATGGTGTGTATTATAATAAATTAGATGGTGGGTTTTACCAGGGCTTTTATAAAATACATAATAAAAATGTTGAGTGGTTCCCAACTCGAGCAAGAAAAGGTTGGTCATTTAATTCTATAGTCCATTTCCCGATGACTGGTTCAACAACAGGAACAACAACAGGGACAACACTAAACCAAGCATATCCAGATAATAGTGGTTTTATTTTCTATATGGGTACTAGGGCTGAAAGTAAATACGCCAATCAAACCGAAGTAGAAGTACAAAAATTTGAAAACGATTATAATATAATACCAAAGGAATTACAAAATTTATACACTTATAATGGTTTAATCAGTTTGAACGGCACATCAAAATATATAGGGTACTTCAACTATTACAATGGTATTATGTACACTGGTAGAAGATTTACAGCCGAATCACAAAAATTACAATATCACCAAGAGTATGTTGACTTATATTACAATGCGTTTGGTATAAGAGTTACAAATGACGGTAGGATAGGATATAGAATGATCTACCCAACTGATGTTTGTTATACTGGAGCAACACAAGAAGTTTCTGGTATAACAACAAGCTCTTTTATTAAAGAACCAACTAGTGACTGTGATAACTACGATACGTGGTTAATCGTAACAAAATATTTCACTATAGAAGAGACATATACAAAAAAACCCGTTATAGACGTAACCGAAAACAAATTTTTACATATAAGCTCTGTTTTTGAAAGGGATTTTGCATACGATAGTAAGTGTGCTTTAAAATATGGTGATTATAAAAAGGGTACCTTCTCAATTTACATAAACGGTTTTAGTGTTCTAAAGAAATATGACTTTATCGAGGTTATACCGCACGAATTAACCGTTGAGGATAACTTACAAGAGGGCGTACCATTTAACTTCTCTTTTGGGGGTGGTACACAAAACCTTTTAGACGCTTTATACTTGGACACAAATAAAAAAATAGATACTGTTCTTGAGAAATTTTTTGCTGGGACATTTACTGGTGGTGTAAAGGTTTTTCAAATGTATTGTTTACCTTTGTACGCTTTTGAAATTAAAAAAATGGTTAATAATATCGCTGATTATTATGGTTTAAACGTAATAAAGGGTGGTAGAAAGATATTTATAAAAAACTTATTCTAATGATATTCAGTATTAGACAAAACTCAACGTTACCGATCTTAAAAATGAAAGTTTTTAGGGATGGGAGAAACGATTTTAGAAGATTTGAGGAATTAATCGAAAATTGCGTTGCAACTTTTGCGATGAAAGACGAAAAAACGGGTATTTACAAAGTTGCTAACAAAACGGCAAATATAGTCTTGGAAAACCCTTGTGACGAAGACGGTAGAAAACACTACATCATAACTTACCAGTTCACAAAAGATGATACAGACAAACCAGGTGTATTTTTGGGTGAGTTTAAATTAACTCTTTTTGATTTGGCATCACCATCAAATGTTTACGGTGAACTAATCGCACCAATACACGAACAATTGTATATCCATATTTTGGATTCTTTCGTAAAAACCGACATAGTTTAAAAAAAGTTTTAGTAAAAAATTTTGTAGGAGTCAATTTAATTATTATATTTGTGCCAAAATATAGGTTATGGCAGAATATAAAATCCCACTTGAGGATATCGAAAAGTTTCTTATCGGTCACGATGACGAGAAGTATATCGTGAATGTGGAATATGATTCTGAAACAAACCTGATACATAAAATCAAGCAAGACCCAGACAAAGGTAACTATATTGAAACAGAACCTTTAATGGCTTTCATGTGGATCAAAAACCTTAATAAGATTAAGGAACTCGTAAACTTTTACGGTAATAGTGATTCGAGAATAAGGTCAGCAAGACAAAAATTTGGTATAGATATTATCTCATTAGAGACAGGCGATCACCCCAAGTTAGTTAATGGATATAAATATCTAGTCACTTGTAGTCAAGGACATAAAAGAATGATGGATTTCTTTAGGGAAGGTGGCATCTATATTTATGATACTAGACACGACATCAAATCCCATTTTTTGATATTAAACCCAGTTGAACAATATTTTATCCACACGGGTAAAAGATTATTTAAGGGCTTTGAGGAATATGATGACATCCATAAATTTGTATTCGACTTAGAAACAACAGGTCTTGATCCTGAAATAAATAGGATATTTTTGATTGGTATATACACGAATAAAGGTGATAAACAAATTATTCCGATTGAGGATAACGATGATTCTGAAAGAGAAGCCATTACAAAATTCTTCGAGGTAATAAACCAAATTAAGCCCACAATTATTGCTGGATATAATAGCGCTAACTTTGACTGGGATTTCTTTTTTGTTAGGTGTAAAAAATTAGGTATTAACATCCAAGATATAGCCATCACATTAAAACCAGGTGAATTAATTAACACCAAACCATCCATGCTAAAATTGGGTAATGAGGTTGAGGATTATACACAGGTAAACATGTTTGGTTATAGTATCATCGATATAATACACTCAGCTAGACGTGCACAAGCAATTGATTCCAGTATGAAATCAGTTGGTTTGAAATATGTTTGCCAGTACAACAAAATTGCAAAAAAGAATCGTGTTTATATTGTTGGTGATAAAATTGGTAAATATTGGTACAGTGAAGATAAATTTTATTTTGACGATCGTGACGGTAAATACACATTCACTAAACCCACGATAGAATTTATGGACAACATAACACGTGATGTCGTCCAGCAAAACCCAGATAAATTCTTTGTTTATGATGAGAATGAAACACTTGAGGGTTTTGGTCAACAAAGTAAAGAATTGCGTGGTGAACCAAATACCATTGCAATTATAACAAAGAAAAACCAATATAATGAAGTCGATTCATTTTTTAATGACAATGATTTAGAAGGTAATAAGGTTAAGATAAATGCTTGTATTAGGGAGATAATACAAAAACTAAAAGAGGGTAAGACGGTTGTATTTCCAGTAGAGGTGCCTGGTAACGGGGAATCTAAATTATCAGAAAAGGCACCAAAAACACACGAATTCTTAATGTTAACATATAAAGCTTTACGTGATTATGTTAACACGATACAAGAAGTTGATGGTAAATACATCGTTGAGAGGTATTTAATTGATGACTTATGGGAAACAATGGAAGTGGATGCGGTTTACAACCAAACATCCTTCATGTTGGCCAAATTAATACCAACAACATATCAAAGAGTATCGACTATGGGTACTGCTGGTTTGTGGAAGTTATTAATGTTAACATATTCTTTTGAAAATAATTTAGCTATTCCGTTATCTGATACTAAAAGAGAATATACGGGTGGACTATCTAGATTGTTTAAAGTTGGTTTTTCTAGGGAATTAAGAAAAATGGACTACAACTCACTTTATCCAGCTATTCAGTTGGCTCATGATGTTTTCCCTGAGGTTGATATTAATGGTGCGATGAAGTCGATGCTTAAATACTTTCACACTGAAAGATTTAGAGCGAAAAAACTATCGGATAAGTATAAAAAAGAAGGTAATTACCAACTAGCTGACAAATATAAAAGAAAGCAGTTACCGTTAAAGATATTCATCAACTCAATGTTCGGTGCTCTTGGTGCCCCACAGGCTTTCCAATGGGCTGAAATTGATACTAGTGAGCAGATTACGTGTACAGCTAGACAGTATTTAAGACTTATGGTTAGATTCTTTATTGATAAGGGCTACACACCAACGGTACTTGACACGGACGGTGTTAACTTTATGGCACCAGAAGGTGGTGAAGATCACTTTACATATGTTGGTAAGGGCTATAACGATGAAGTCGAAGAAGGTAAAGAATACCGTGGTGTTAAAGCTGTTGTCGCTGAATTTAACGACACGTATATGCGTGGTGAAATGGGTCTAGGGTTAGATGGTCAATGGCCAGCAACGATAAACCTATCAAGAAAAAACTATGCCTTATTAGAAGATGATGGTAGTATTTCATTAACTGGTAATAGTATTAAATCAAAAAAACTACCTGTTTATATTGAAGAGTTTTTGGATAAAGGAATTAAAATGTTATTAACGGGACAAGGGTACGAGTTTGTCCAATATTACTACCAATATTTCGATAAAATATACAATAGAGAAATACCTCTCGCTAAGATTGCGACCAAAGCTAGGGTTAAGAAAAGTGTTAGTGGTTATGCTAATCGTGGTACCGATAAAAACGGTAGACAATTAGCTAAACAAGCGCATATGGAATTAGCCATAAAACATAATTTACAAGTTAACTTAGGTGATACAATTTATTACGTTAACAACGGTAAAACAAAATCACATGGTGATGCCCAGGAAGATAAACACGGTAATATGTACGCAACATTAGTACCCAATGACATTATAGAAAATCAACCAGATTTTATTGGTGAATATAACGTACCTAAATATTTGGATGCGTTTAACAGTAGATTAAAACCATTAATGGTTGCCTTTGATAAAGAAATTAGGGATTTAATTTTAATCACCAAACCAGAACAAAAAAGAGCATTCTTAAAATCTGAACTTGAGCTTGTTAATGACCAACCAGACGATATTGAAGATCAAGATACACTACAAGACTTTTTTACCCCATCGGATATGGAGATGGAGTTCTGGGAAAAGAAAGAATATAAAGCCGATTTTTGGTTTGATAAAGATATCATATTCAGAATACCTGGGTTTGGTGAAGAAATTCAAGTTTAATTGAAATATTACCTAAGTTTAAGATATTTATAAGAAAATATCTTATGGAAGGTAATAAAGACATTAAAGAATTCATTGACGCAGATGGTGATATAATCAAAGGTGATAAAAAATATATTGATTATACCGCAACATCACATGATACAACTGACGCTAGTATTTTAAAAACTAGACAACCATTCGTTTTTCAAAACTATAGAAGATACTATGGTGAGGCGACATTACCCTTTAATAATGAGGCTGATGGGTGTAAAGATAATCCTGGTAAGTTTTATCAATTCCTATACGAAAAGGGTATGGAGGATACCTTCGAGGATTATTTTCTTGAGGTGAAACCTAAAAAGGATGTAAAACCAGCAAACCCAAAAGATAAGCTTAAAGAAATCTCCAAAGAAAAAGCATTTAAAATGCTAGAAACTTTATTAGCTAAAAAAGCTGAGAAATCAGAAATAATGTTAAAAGAGGAGCCAACTATCGATGAAATTAGAAAAAAAGAAAACTTAATTTTAGGTAAATTTGATCAGATAATTGAATTCTTCAATAATAATATGAGCGAGGCTGAAAAAAAGATACTATTATCTTATTTTGAAAAATCATTAAAGTAATGTATAGCTGGGTAAATAAACTATATGAAGAAAATTCAAAGCTTCTTGGTAACAGGTATGATGTTCCAGAAGAGATATTGGAATTCCTAAAAATATCTTTAGATAAACATAAAGATAATACAACAGCAAAAGGGTATAAAAGAGCTAATTTTATCTGTAAAAACCCAAGCCAACCTTTTGTTAATCTAGTTAGGATTAAAAATTATTTTGATAATGTTGACCCAGATAATTTAAATCAGGTTGAGTATGAATTAAATGGTGGTGACATGATGAATAATTGGGTCCAGAATTTGATAAAATCAGAAAGAGACCGTGTTGAAGGAAATAAAGTTGCTAGAACAAACGCTGGCATGGACAACCAATTCAGAAAAGACTCTGAAGGGGGTGATTTTGATACTAGTGTGGGTGATAGAATAATGGATACACCAGATATCATGACTAATTCCGCCTTAATGGAATCTATTAATAAAATAAAAAACATAATAAATAAAATTTAAAAAAATGGCTGATAACATTTTAAAGGTACCTGCATCTGAGCAACTTAGACAGGTGGCTAATCAAGAAAGAGACGGTAAATTAATCCCAATTAATGAGTACAAACCAAACTCATTTGAATATAGCGCCACAAACCCAAACGCTATAAGTGATGGTGATGAAAAGGGTAAAGATAAAATTGGTAGTAGTACTGACATCGCTGAAAGAACTAAATTAGTTGCAATCAATAATTTTAAAGACTCAAATACATATCCAGATCCATCTGTTGTTTAATTTTTTATAATTATGTTTATAATTGAAAATGCTGGGGATGATAAACTATCGATATTAAGGTATGCGATCGAGAATAAATACGAGATCTCATTCTGGTATCGTGGTGTAAAAGTCAGCGACCCGAAAGAAAAAAAGTATACGAGGCAAAACTGGAGATTCGCTCAACCAGTTGCTCTTGGTAAGAGTAAAGCTACTGGTAAGTGGATGTTAAGAGCATACCAAACAGTAGGTGCCACAAATACTAAAAATGGTCGCTACAAAACATTCTTAGTTGATGAAATAAAAGACGGATCTGTTGAAATCATTTATGATAAAACTGGTAGAGAGATCGGTACATTTACACCACCCAGCGGGTATAAAACCGATGGTAGTGATAAAAAAATGGCAAATGACAAAGCTATTAATTATACCGACATATCTAAAGAACCAGGACCAAAAGACCCTAATTTTAGAGACATTAACTATAAAGAACCAGTAAATAATAAACCAGAAGATGCTGAATCTGAGAAAAACATAAACATTGACGAGAATCACAGTTCTGGATTTTTAAAATGGATATATAAACTAAATGGATAGTAACGAAAAAGCAGCGATATTGGCTCAAGGTATAGCCAAAGCTAGAACGGTAATGCAAAAGGTTGAAAGTAACACCAGCTATAGAGGTGCCTCACAACCACAAATAAATAGAGAAGTCTATTCTGATGATCATGAAGATCGTGAACCAGAATACCTGTCAGAGGATCAAATGAAAACTAGGGTTAGGTCTGTGGGTTCTGAAATACCTAAAAATACTATGAAGAACATACACACATCTAAAATGCCGAAAGAAATTTTACAATCTTTTATGGAAAACCCTATAGCTGACCCAACAATGCCAATTGGTTTAGATAGTGTTGTTGAACAAGTAGCTAAAGCGCATCCTAGAGCTAAGGTTGTAGAAGAATATGAAGCCCCTAGGACTATGGAGACCAAACAAAGCCCTGGGTTGACTATGGACACTCAATTAATTGAGTATATAATAAAAAAGACTGTTGAAGAAACCATAAATCAAATGAACCAAAAAACATCTATTGATGAAACAATCCAAATAAAGATAGGTGATAAAGTTTTTGGTGGTAAATTAACCGTTTTAAAAGAGAATAAAACAAATAAAAAATAAGATTATGAAAAAAGAACAAGTATTAGGGATTCTTAGACACGCATTAACTTTTGCGGGTGGTTTATTGGTTGCTAGAGGATTAGCAACAGAAGCTCTTTCACAAGAGATTATCGGTTCAACAATAACATTGATTGGTGCTGTTTGGTCAATCATCGAAAAAAACAAAAAATAATATGAATCAGGTTATTAACTTTTGTAAGAATAAGTGTTGCCCAGTTGTTGAGGTAACCGAAGAATCAATCGTATTAGGTGACGCTAAAGGTCCAGAAGGTGTAACGGTATGGACTAAAAATCAATTTGCTGATTTTGTTGAGGCAGCTAAATCTGGTAAATTTGACGAAATTGTTAATGATACTGAAAAGTAACATTAAATAAAAAAAGTGTTGATTGGGGGTTTAAAAGCCCCCATTTTTTTTGTATATTTGTTACATGGATAATATAAAAGTTGTTGTTATTGGTGAAAACTGCACTGATAAATTTGTATATGGTGATGTTAATAGATTATGCCCAGAAGCACCAGTACCAGTATTAAACCCAAGAAAAATAACAAAAAACCCTGGAATGGCTGGTAATGTTGTAGAAAATCTAAAGGCTTTAAATAATTCCATAAATATAACATTTTTACATCAACCAGAAAAAATTATTAAAACTAGGTATGTCGATGAAAAGAGTAATCAAATGATACTTAGAATGGATGAAGGTGAGGATTTGATAGAGAAATTCACGATTACACCAGAAACAATTAAGATAATTAGTGAGGCGGATATTGTTGTTATTAGCGATTATAATAAGGGTTTTTTAACCACAGAGACAATAACATTAATAGGTCACCACGCTAAGTTGTCTATATTGGATAGTAAAAGGATTTTAGTCCCATCATTCTCAACATTAAGTTTCATAAAGCTTAATAAATCTGAAAGAGAACAACAGGATGAAGTTTTAATAAAAAAACTTAACATAATAACAACTTTAGGTAAAAAAGGTGCCGAATATATGGGTAAGGTTTACCCGACAAAAAAACCAAAAGATACTATAGATGTTAGCGGTGCGGGTGACACATTTACCTCAGCGTTCATACTTAAATATCATGAAACTGGTAGCATAGACGAGTCAATATACTACGCTAATATTAAGGCATCAGACGTTGTATCTAGACGTGGTGTGGTTGTACCCAAATAATTTAAAAAATGTTTTGATTTTTCCAATAAATTTCCTATTTTTATAGGAAACTGATTATATGGGTAAAATTAATGTTTTAGTAAATCCTAACGATCGTGCTGGATCAGGTAAATATAGATGTGTTGATCCGCACGTAACGTTACAAAATAACCACGGTGATGAATTTTTTGTTGAAATCAATATGAATATTGATTTTAATGATATCACATATTTAAAAAAATTTAATATATTCTTTTTTCATAGGATACCTGGTGGTAACTATGAGGATGGTCTTAATATTATTAAAACAATAAAATCTTTTGGGGGTAAAGTTGTAATTGATCTAGATGATCACTGGACCCTAGACCAATCACATGGTCTATACCACCAAGCTAAAAGATTAGACTATGCGGGTAAAATCGTTTCAGTTGTCAGAGAAGCTGATTTGGTTACGGTTACAACAGAAATTTTAAGAAAAGAGGTGTTAAAACATAATAAAAATTGTGTTATTTTACCTAATGCCGTAAACCCTAATGAACCACAGTTTAAACCAAAACCCACTGAATCAGAAAGACTTAGATTTGGGTGGTTAGGTGGTTCGTCACACATTAAAGATATTGAACTTTTAAAGGATATGCCACAAAAAATTATGGGGCTAGAAGACAAAATTCAATTCGTTTTATGTGGCTACGATACCAGAGGTACTGTGCGTGCCTTTAATCAAGAAACCCAACAGTGGATGGAAAGACCAATGCAACCAATTGAAACAACGTGGTTTATGTATGAAATTTTCATTACCAACAATTTTAAAATTTTAGAGAAATATCCAGATTATTTAAAGCATCTATTTAAATTTGATAACCAATTAACATATGATGATGGGAACATGCCGTACAAAAGAGTTTGGACTAAATCAATCGAATCGTATGCAAAAGGTTATAATGAATTTGATGTTGCTTTGGCCCCACTATTCGCTAACAATTTTAATAAGTACAAGTCCCAATTAAAAATTATTGAAGCTGGTTTCCATAAAAAACCAATCATAGCCCAAAATTATGGCCCTTACACGATCGACTTAGTTAGTATGATTGATAAAGGCGGTTCTTTGAATCCTAAGGGTAATGCACTTTTAGTTGAGAGTTCTAAAAACCATAAACAATGGGCCCAACATATGAAAAGGCTCGTTGATAACCCATCATTAGTTGAAGATCTTGGTGAAAGGTTATATGAGACAGTTAAAGATACTTACGATATAAATAATGTGACAAAAACTAGAGCCGAAATATATAAAAATTTAGTATGAATATTAACGAATTGAACGTAAACGATTTATTTCAAGATGACGATGATTCTAAAAAAGAATTGGATCAGTTATTGGATGAGGCTAGACAATTTATGTCTGATTGGGACTATGACAACGAATCAATGACACCAAAACTAAGAGTTTCATTCATAAATAAATCCGTCAACCCAGACCCATCATATGAAAAAGAGGGTGATAGCGGTTTTGATATTAGGGCTAGTGTCACCGATAAAAACTCAGATGGTGAATATTCAATAGAAATATTACCTGGTAACAGATGTTTAATTAAAACTGGTTTGTATTTTGAAATACCATTAGGTTTTGAACTACAAGTTAGGTCTAGAAGCGGTTTAGCCTTAAAAAACGGTATAATGGTTCTAAATAGCCCAGGTACTGTTGATTCAGGTTATCGTGGCGAGATTGGTGTGATACTATACAATACGGACCAAGACCAATCATTCTTTGTTAAAAATGGTGATAGAATTGCACAGGGTGTCATAGCGCCAGTACAAACAAGAGATAAAATAAAATTCATTAAATCTGAATCACTATCTAGTAGTGATCGTGGTTTAGGTGGATTCGGATCAACAGGTATATTGTAATGTTTAACGAATTTAGGGAACAAATAAAGGTGTATAATGAAATAACACCAGATGTACTAGACAAGATAACTTATAAAACAGTTTGGTCTGGTAAAAGGATAGATGTGGGTGATAAAGTGCTATATGCGTTTGTTTACCCATTAAATTCTGATGAGTATAAGTTAGCTACATTTTTAGAACGTGAGTTAAATGAATTAAATCAAAAATTCGTTTTCTTACAATACGTTAAAGGTTTCATACCTGTTTTAAAATTTATAGGTGATACGTTAGATAGAAAACCAATACTAGAAGATGATGACGATGATAACGGATAAACCAAAAATTAGTGTGGTGTTTTCAACTAGGAAAGTTGATAATACTTTTGTTGATCACGTTAAAAAAACGTGTATGTATAAGGGTGTTGAAGTTATTGCGTATGAAAATAACAATGAATATTCCCTGGCTGAACTTTATAATCGTGGTTTAGATGAGGCTAATTCTGATATTGTTATTTTTTGTCACGATGATATTATTTTTGAAACTAAAAACTGGGGTGAAAAAGTTATAAAACACTTCGAAAAAAATCCAGAATATGGTATTTTAGGTGTTGCTGGTACCGATCATATGATTGATGGTAGATGGTGGTCAATAAGGAACTCGATGCACGGAACTGTAAAACATACAGATGGTGTTAAAGTTTGGACTAATAAGTATTCTGAAAGCTACGGTAATCAAATAAAAGAAATGGTTACCATTGATGGTTTATTTATTGCAGTAAATAGAGAAAAAATCAAAAACAGATTTAATGAGTCCTTTGAGGGCTTTCATTTTTATGATATACCATTTTGTTTTGATAACCATTTATCTGGCGTTAAAGTGGGCTTAATATCCAACATCCTTTTATTACATAAATCTGTTGGTCAAACAAATGAAACCTGGGAAACCAATAAAGTAAAATTTGAGGGTTTATATTCTAATAAATTACCAATATGTTTGAATGAAAACTCACATATAATTTTTGACAAGGCTTTACCAAAAGTCCATATGCACGTCCTTTGTTGGAATGAAGAAAAAATTATACCGTTTTTCTTAGAACACTATGAAAATTATGTTGACAAAATAATTGTTTATGATAATAAATCAAACGACAATAGTGTTAAGTTATTAAGGAAACACCCCAAAACGTTAGTCGTACCTTACGACACTAAAGGCGAAATACGTGATGACGCTTATTTACAGATAAAAAATAACGCTTGGAAAAATTCGGTTAATGAGGCTGATATTGTTATTGTTTGTGATATGGATGAGTTTTTATATGTTGATGATTTTAAAAAATATATTATAGACTTCCATAACAGCGACTCAACTATAGTAAAACCAGAGGGTTATGATATGATAATAGAAAAATTTAATTTTGATTATGACCATAAGTTAACTGATATTGTAAAAACTGGTTTTAGAAATAGTTTATTTGATAAATTAGTAATGTTTAAACCAAAAAATATAAAGTCAATTAACTTTAATTTTGGGTGTCACGTGGCAGCCCCAATGGGTGACGTTAAATATTTTAATGAACCGATAAAACTATTACATTATAAAAGATTAGGTCTAGACTATTTTTTAAATAGAATGTCTATTTATAAAAAAAGAATTAGCGACTTTAATAAAAAAAATAAACTTGGTTTTGAATACGCCTTTCCGAAAGAAGAACACTCGGAAAAATTTTATTCGGAACTAGATAAAAAAGACTTTATAATCTAAAATGGGTAAATTTTATTCAAAAAAAAGTAAAACGATTTCTAGGGGTTTAATTAAATCTGTTTCCGAGGGTACGGATTCGGCTATTGATCTTGTGGTAAATGATGATATAAAAATTGTTGAACAACAATTACCAGAAATTAAAAAACACTCGATAAACACAATCATAAAATCTAGTCAAGCGAGACCAAAGGAATTACCCAAAGAAGAAATTGTTATGAGTTCAGTTGAAATTGAACCTATTAAAGAAAAACCAACTACGAAAACAGTTACAAAACAGATATTAAAAACCCCACCAGTAAAAGAAGTTTTAAATGGGTCTAATAAAGATAACGAAGATAAACCAAATATTATTGGCGATGAAAATATAGTTATTAAAAGAGGTACCACTATTAAACAAGAATATAAAGATGATGTTGATTATTCTTATTTTTTAGAAGGTCTAGATAAGGATTTTTTAGATTTTTCTGGATTCAATAAAAATTTTACTGGGTACTTAAATGATAAAGAAATTTATCCAAAAGTATTTGAATTAATCAAAAATATTGAAGTAGATAAAAAAATACCTAAAATAGTCCATTTGTGTTATGGTTTTAAAAAAGACCCAGAATTTACTTTCTTTAATTATTTATGCGTTTTAAGTATTGTTAATAAAATTAAACCAGATAAAATTATTCTATATCATCACTACGATATTAAAGGTAAATGGTGGGATAGGGCGAAAATATACCTAAAAACAGTTAAAACTGAGTTAATCCCAGATTTTATGGGTAATGAGGTTGAACATTTCGCTCACATGTCGGATATAGTTAGGTTAGAAATGTTAAGATTTGCTGGTGGTATTTATATGGATATAGACACATTCGTAAATAAATCTTTTGACGACCTATTAGATAATGAATTTGTTATTGGTATACAAAATTCTGGTGGTAGAGGTAATAGGGATTATTATGGTCTATGTAACGCAATAATGTTATCAGAAAAAAGATCTTTATTTGCAACAGAATGGATTAAATCGTACAAAGATTTTAACCAGAGTAAATGGGATTTTCACTCAGTTGTTAAACCATATTATATAGCAAAAGAATTTCCAGATAATGTTACAATATTATCACCTAAGAAATTTTTCCCATTCTTATGGAATGAAGCGGAAACTTATTTATTAACAAATAACGCTTTAGCACTAGCTGAGCTTAATGACAGCTATTCGATGCACTTATGGGAAACAAATGAACAGGTAACTTTATCGAAAATCGATTACAATGCAATATTTGATAAAAGAAATAACATATACCATCTATTTAAAGATTACCTAATTGATAATAGAGACGCAACAGTTTCATTTATATTCTTAACACATAATAGACCAGAAAAAACAATTGGTTATGTCGATACATATATAAGAGCTTTAAATAGAAAAGACGTTAAAGAAGTAATAGTTTATGATAACGGATCTACCGATGAGGAATTATTAGCTTACTTAAATTATATTAACACGATTAATGGTGTTAAAGTAATCTTTGGCCCAGACAATATAGGTGTTGCGGGTGGTAGAGATGTATTGTTTAAAAATGTTACCGCTGACGTAGTATTTAGCGTGGATTCAGATTCAAAATTAAAAGATGAATCGTTTATTGATGATGCTAAAGAGGTATTAAATGATAAAAATATATGGATTTGTGGTACTGTTGGTGCATTCTTTAATGGGTGGGTTCATGGTACACACGAAGATGTTAATGATGATAGTTCATACGAAGGTGAAGTTGACACACTAGCTGGTTGTTGTCAGATATTTAGAACCGAAATACTAAACCATATTTGGGTTGATTTAGATTTTGCACCATTCTGGTATGAAGACACCGATTTTTGCTTCCAGGCAAAAGTTCTAGGTGGTAAGATATATAGATTCCATTTTAATAATAAGTTCTACCACGTATGGGGTGGCTCTGGTAATAAAATTTTCGGTAATAGTCTATTCGAAGAAAAACATAAGATTATGTTGAAAAAGTGGAAAAAAAATAAGAAATTAAAATTAATGTATCAGGAATGAAAAAAGTAATTTTTCTACACGAAACTAAAACCGTAAATACTGGGGACCTAAAATGCCAACCTAAATTATATTACGATGTACCAAATTCAGATGTTGGTGATATTAGACTATTTAAAAATTTTGACGATTATGATGTAGTTGTTGTTGGCGGTGGTGGTTTAATTGATTTAGACTATTTTGACGATTCTTTAGAATATATCTCTAGATTAGAAGATAAGAAAAAAATTATCTGGGGAGCGGGCCAGAATAGCTATAGATATACGTACCCAGAATATGTGGCCGATTATGACCTCATAGGTCTTAGGGATTCGGTATTTAAAAACCTAAAAATGAATCGCTTTTTATATGTACCATGTGTTAGTTGTAAAAGTGATCTTTTCGATAATGTTACAATAACAGAATCGACAGATGTATTGTACTATTACCACCATTTTGAGGGACTAACAAACCTTATGAATAAGTTGGTCGAAAAAAATACACATATTATTAATTTTGAAACAGCAAAAAATAGCGATCCGATGGATGAGATTATTGAAAAAATTGCTAGGGCCAAGGTCATCGTTACTAACACCTACCATGGGACATATTGGGCATCTTTGTTGGGTAAAACAGTTTATACTGTGGAAACAACAACAAAGACAAAATTACTCGATTTACCATTAAATATAAGATTCATAAATTACGACACTGTAATTAATCCAACTTTCGACCAAATAAAAAATTCTTATGATTTTACATATCTGAATGATTGTAGAAAAAGAAATGATGATTTCTATAAAAAGGTTTTAAGATTAATTGATACGGAATGATAAAAGATAAAGAGATAAAAGCTTTTAACGTTGACGGGATTGAACTAAAGTTCCAAGATGTAATCGGTAGCGACACACTAAAGTGGGTTGTTAAGGAGGCCCTTAGGGAAGATGAATACGGTATAAAAAAAATAGATTTTGGTAGGAATGATGTTGTTCTGGATATAGGGGCGAACATTGGTTGCGTGTCGATATATTTAGCTAAAAAATACCCAAAGATAAAGATATACGCATTTGAGGCACACCCAGTAAACTTCCAAAGTTTATTATATAATATTAAACTTAATTCAGTTTACAATATAATACCAGTTAATAAAGCTGTTTATAGTGAGACTGGTAAAATTTTAACGATTTCCCTAGATACAACTAATACTGGTGCTAGTAGTTGTTTTATACAGAGAGACACCAAGGAATTTAGTGTTGAAACGATCTCTTTAGACGACATAATTAAAGGTTATGATATAACAGAACTAAAATTGTTAAAAATCGATTGTGAGGGCGCTGAGTTTGATATAATCGAAGGTTCAAACCTAATACAAGATTTAGAAATAAACACATTAGGTATGGAGGTACACGGTTTTATGAGAGAACATGGTAAAGACTTTGATAAGTTTTATTCTTTACTAGATGGTTTAAATGTTAAAAACAAAAATATAAAACAACTAGGTTAATATATTCAGTAAACACTATTAAATTTTATGATTAAAATTGTTAATAAGGTATCTGTTAAGGATAATAAAAAGTTCTTCACACCAGATCATTTTGATAATAGTGTAAAACTAAAAGATTACAAATACACCGACTTAATAACAAAAAAAAGTGACAAGACAAAAGTCGCTTTTATGTTTTTATCGGTAGGTGATTTAAAACGTGGTGACATCTGGTATGATTTTCTAATTAAAAACCTAGATAAAGTTAATCTATACTCACACGTAAAAAACCCAAGCCAAGTAACCCAAAAATTTTTAATTGACTACGATATTGACCATAAAGTACAAACAAACTGGGGTGGTATATCATTAATTAAGGCAACAAACAACCTATTAAAGGCGGCTTATCAGGACCCAACCAATGAATTTTTCGTATTAGTTTCAGATTCATGCATACCAATGTACGATTTTGATGTGACGTATAATAAACTGATTAAAGAAAACAAATCTTGGGTGTATTATTATATTTGGGATGATATTGAAAATAATATTAGGAAGAAGTCAATAACCAACATGAATTTTGATTTGTTTTATAAGCAATCACAATGGATGGTACTAAAACGTGATCATGTTAAATTTATTTTGGATAACGACTATACGGATAATTTTAATAAATCTATTGTACCAGACGAGCATTATTATATTAACCTATTTAAAAAATATTATCAAAACTTTGATGAGGAGAATATAAATTATCCAGTAACTGTAGTTGATTGGAAAAACAAAACAGAACCCTTTCACCCCAAAACCCACTTAAATGTTAACTTAGATGAATTTAAGGGGGTTAATGCTAAGGAATTATTCGCTGTAAATCAAATATCCAAAGAGGAAAACGAATCTTTGTTTTTTAGGAAGGTTGATACGTCAACAAAAGTAGAACAATTTGATACGGTTAAAACAAATGATTTAAAAATTGCGGTTCTAGTACACTCATATTTTAATGAAGTGTTAATTGATAAAATAATACCCAGATTGTTACCGCTAAATGGTTTAGTTGATTTCCATTTTAACTTTGTTGATGGTATGGAGGGTAACGATCATTGTGTTGAGTATATTAATAGCACACTAGAAAACGTTAAAATAAATTACACAGATAGAAATGTTGGTAGAGATATAAACGGGCAGTTTAATAACTTAAAATCGATATACAGTCAAAATAAAATCTATGACCTTTATTTATTTTTACACACAAAAAAATCAACATACCTAGATGCGGAACAATCGAGTGGTTGGTTACAAGATTTATTATCTGGAACTATAAATAATGTCTATGATATTAACAGAATAATTACTATATTTAAAGAGCAAAATGATGTTGGTATGATCGGAACTAGTAAACATATGCATTTAAATTGGTTAGGTGGTAATGAAGAAAAATTCAAAACAATATGTAAAAAATTAAAAATAGACCACAAAAAAGATTTTTATGCAATTTTTGGTACTATGTTTTGGTGTAGATCAGAAATTTTCGATTATTATTATAATAAGCCAGGTTTAATAGATAAATTATCAAAAGATTTATCTGAAAATGGTTGGCGTGATGGGGATTGGCACCATGCATATGAAAGAGTATTTGGTGCCCAGTGTTCACAATTAAACTATAAAATTAAAACAATAAACTAAAAACGATATGAGTTCAAACAAGACTAGCAGAAGAAGTAGAAAAAGATTATCCCCAGAAGAAGAGATGGAGGCATTTGAGGCAATATCCAGAGGTTACAGCGGTAACCCTATGGATAAAATTAAAGTTGAAATTAAATGTAAAACACAAAATCAAAAAAAACTAATTAACGAGATTAAAGAAAAAGAAATTGTGATATGCTCTGGATTACCAGGTACAGGTAAAACGTTTTTATCTTGTGCGATGGCTTTGGAATTATTAAAAAACGATTCAAGATATAGAAAAATTGTTATTGTTAAGTCTGTAACAACATTAAAAGATGAAGAAATTGGGTTTTTAAAAGGTACCATGAAAGAAAAAATGGAACCGTTTATGTATTCCTTCCTACATAATTTTGAAAAGGTTATTGGTAGACATAATGTTGAAGTTTTGAGGGCTAACAACATGATAGAGGAAATGCCGATTGCGTATATGAGAGGTATCAATATCGATAATTCCATCACCATTATTGACGAGGCCCAAAACATCTCAATAGATAACATCAGAACAATTATGACTCGTCTAGGTGAGAATTCTAAAATGATATTTTTGGGTGATGAAAATCAAATTGATATGAAAAAGAAGGGTGAAAGTTCACTAAACTTTATAATCAATAAATTTAAAGATTTTGACGAGGTCGGTACCGTTGTTTTAGGTGAAGATGATGTTGTTAGAAACCCACTAATTAAAAAAATTGAACAAATTTTTAGAGAAAGTAAGATGTAATCTTTATTTTTCTACTTACCAGACTTATTTTTATCATAAAATGATAAAATATGGTTATCGGTATAACAGTAAATAATATCCTTAGGGATCATTTAAGTAAGTTGAAGGATTTATATGAGTTTGAGTTTGAAAAAGAAGCTATCGAACCTATAAATCCATTCAACCTACAAGCATCATTCCCAGACATTACTGGTGAAACAGAATCAATTGAGTTTAAACCAGATCAAGAAGAGGTTGAACTAGTTGAAAATAAAAAAGACGGTTCTTTTAATTTAGATAAATTTTTGTACGAAGATGCATGTTTTGAAATTTTCGGAAGAACCGATGAGACAGAGCCTGGACTAATAAAAAAGATATCGGACTTCTCTAAAAAAAGTAAGCTAGAGATTGTATTATTAAATAATGAAAGCCAGAGATCAAAAGCAGCAACATTATTTTTCCTAAGTAAGAACTACTTTAACCTAAATAAGATATTGTTTCCACAAAAATGGAAAGATTTTTGGGTTGAGTGTGATGTCATTATTACCGATAACCCTAAAATTTTAAAGGCGAAGCCAAAAGGTAAAATCTCAGTCAAATACCAAAATGATTTTAATCTTGACATTAAGTCGGATTATACTATTATTAACAATAAAGAATTATTTAAAACCCTAAAAAAACTAAATAAGGAAAAAAATGGAAAAAACTAAAGAAATACTTAAAAATCTTGATTCCGCTATTGAAAAAATTAAAAATAAGGAACAAAAAATTATCTTTTTAGTACCTGATACTAAAGGTAATGCTAAATCTAGTGTTATGCACATTTATTCACAAGCACTAACACTTAAAAAAATGGGATATAATGTATCAATACTACACGAAAAGAATGACTTTATTAAAGTCGGTTCTTGGTATGGTGCTGAATGTGATGAATTAGAGCACATGTCAATTGAAGACAATAATCTAGTTGTAGGCCCTTCAGATTTTATTATCGTACCTGAAGTTTATGGAAGCGTTTTCGAACAGATAGAAAAAATGACCATTGAAAAGGTTATTTATGTTCAATCATATGATTATATGTTAGAAGCTTTTTCACCAGGAAAATCTTGGACTGATCTTGGTGTTGAGGAATGTATTACAACTAGTAACACGTTAAAAAATATGATTGAAGATACCGTGCCAGTTAAAGACGTGCAATTTATTGAACCATTTATTGGCGACTCATTCAAAAGAAATGATAAACCACAAAAACCAATCATTGCGATACACTGTAGGGACACAAGAAAAGCAGCAAAAATTATTAAGGCATTCTACTTAAAATACCCACTTTATAGGTTTATCTCATTCAAAGATATGCACGCTATGAATCATGAGGACTTTGCACAAAATCTTAGAGAGTGTGCCGTATCAATTTGGGTTGATGACGATTCATCTTTCGGTAGATTCCCTATTGAATCAATCAAGTGTAATGTACCAGTTATCGGTAAAGTACCTAACATTATACCAGAGTGGATGACGGATGATAATGGTATTTGGGTTTATGATGAAAACCAAATCGCTGAAATAGTTTCCAGCTTTATTAAAAATTGGTTAGAGGATACACTACCTGAAAATTTAAAATCTGTTGACCAAACAATTTTAGACAGATATACTAGTGATATTTTTGATAAAAACGTTAGTGAGGTTTTTGAATATCTCTTTAACAAAAAAATCGGAAAATTAGAAACAATAAAAGAAAACATTAATAAATCAGTAGAACAAAATGAGCAAAACTAATTTAACAGTCATAATCCCAGTGCATTCAGTTGCTAATGTTGGGAACCAAAAATTTGATGACTTATTTGATATTGCAATGTCATCTATTAATAGAAATGAAATTAAACCAGAAGAGGTTTTAATAGTAACATGTAATTGTGCGGAAGTTGTGAGTAAAATGGAGTCGATTGACTTTACAGCTTATAAGGACCTAAATGTTAGAACAATAATTAACGAATTTGATACCGACTACCAAAGTCAGATTAACTATGCAGCAAAACATGTTAATACTGAGTATATGAGTATTTTGGAATTTGATGATGAGGTATCAAAAACATGGTATAAAAATGTCGATGAGTATGTTAAAGCCTATCCAGAGGTAGATATGTTTTTACCTATCGTTAATGATGTTACGGAAAAAAATGAGTTCGTTGGATTTTCTAATGAAGCGGTTTGGGCATACAACTTTACCGAAAGTTTAGGTAACTTAGATCTAGACGTTTTACTTGAGTACCCGAATATAAGCCTTTGTGGTATGGTAATTAAAACCAATGTCTTTAATGAGATTAAGGGTTTAAAACAAATTAAATTAACGTTTAATTACGAGTTTTTACTTCGTTTCCATAAAAATGGTTACAAGTCTATGGTTATACCTAAAATAGGTTATAAACACGTAAACATGAGAGAGGGTTCTTTATTCTGGCTATACAAAAACAGTGAAGCTCTTGAATATAAGATACAACCGCAAGAAGCTTTATTTTGGATGGATGCCGCTAAAAAAGAGTATTTGTTTAACGAAGATAGAAATATAATTTATGAGGAAAATGAAGTTAGTGAGTAATGGCAAGAAAGAAAAAAGACCGCAACTACTATGGTGTAGATCAAGAAATGGCGGTGATCATGTTTCTAGATGCCACTAATGTTGAAGAACGAGAAAAAATTTATAGAGAATATTTACAAGAACCTATCAATACAATGATAGAAAGTATTATTAGGACCTATAAATTATATAGACAATCTTACGAGTTCAACGATCTACATGCAGACACCCTATCATTTTTAATGACAAAGTTTGAAAAGTTCAAACCAGAAAAGGGTAAGAGATCATTTTCATATTTCGGTACTATTTGTAAAAATTACCTATTTGGTGAAATGGTTAAAGAATATAAAAAGAACATGTCAATCGTTGATATTGATCAAAGTGAAGGTGATATCTTAAAAAGAGATGAATTACTTTATCGAATAGATAATGATGATATTGATTTAACTATGTTTATTGAATCGTTAGCATCGAGTATTAGAGAAGATTTAAAAGCTGACAATTTATCCGATAATGAATTTAAGGTTGGACATTCCCTGGTAAAAATACTTGAAGAATGGCGAGAATTATTTTCACAGGTAACTGATGGTAAAAATTCACCCAAGTTTAATAAAAACCTTATTTTACTATATATACGCAATATGACTGGCTTAAATACTAAAGAAATTAGGAATAGTATGAAAAGGTTTAAGTCATTATATAAGCTTTTTAAGGATAGTTATTTGGATGCGTGATATTTATTAATAAATAAAAGATTATGGTACCAAAAAAGAAAAAAGTAGACGTCAGTGAGGAAAGCATGAGAGATCTCATGCAAGAAACCTATAATGAGATTGTTGATGAAAGAAATAGAGCCCTAACGGCTTATAAAAAATTCTCAAAAGACATTAACGAAAATTCTGATATCGCATTGGTTGGTAAAATCACCAACGACCTACTTAAAATTATCGATTCTTCAATCGAAAAAAAATTAAGACTGATTAAAATACAGGGTGATATTCTTTACAAATCTGGCAAACCTGTTGAAGGTTCTGGGGTTAGTATGACAATTACTGATGAGGATAGAAAGTGGGCTGAGGAATTCCTTAAGACACAAAATACTGCAACATCAGAAAACAATGAAAAAGAATATGAGTAACAATGGGTTCACAAAGCGAAATATTTTCAAGATATAGATCTTTAGTGGTTTCTAATAGTCAGAAACCATACATTTCGGACACCCAAAAAAAATTAGATAAGTTAGAATTTATCGATTTTTTAGTTGAACTAGTAAAATCAACCAGAGGTCAAAAAGAATTTAAAAATTTAATTCTAAAGGGTAGTTTATCCCAGGTAAAAAAATTCGATGCTATTAATAAAAAGGTAAAAGATAGTATAATCGCAAAATTTGGTTGCGATAGTAACATGGTTATACCTGAAAAATATACAGTAAATTCTGTTACTGGTATTGAAATATCAAAACAGGAGATAGATTCTTTTGGGTTATTAAATATTGAACCAGACAGCCGTGTTGGGAAGTTAATGTATGAAGGTAACGATATCAAAAAACATTTAAACTACGCATTTAATAAAGCGCAAAAGTCCACAGAATCATCACCAATAGAGGTTATGTATAAGGACAGGGTATTATTTATCATTTATTCAATTGATAATAACACCTTCATGTTTAAGTTTGGTTCCTTCTACTCAAAAAAATTATTTAGTGAATTTTTATCGGATTATCTAGAGGTTGCGATGCCAGCATTCAACTTTGCTAATTTTATGTCGATACTAATGGACACGCTTACAGGGTCTCTATCGATAAAAGGTAAAGTAAATAAAAATGTTGTTAAGAAGCAAAGTGGGTTAACAAAGGGTCTGAAAAAAATGTTTGGTTTTTGTAATGAAGACGATGAAACAAACACACCAGATTCATCATCCAAAGATTTTTTAAATAAACAATACGGCCCAGACCCAACACAAAAAAATGGTGAGGATAGTGGGGTTGTAAACGCTAAAGCTGATTTTGAAAACGTATTTAATTTTAATAAAGACGAACTAAATGATATCGATAATACCACCGAACAAAGATCTAGTGGTTTTATACGATTTTCATCTTGTGGTAATCTAGATATAGAAATAAACCCAGATGATGTAATATCTTCACTTGAAGAACTTTTCAGAAACGCTCAAAGTGATAAACTAATATTCCCATCGGATAGCCCACATACCATATCACCACAAAATAATGGTGGTGTTGTTGATAATACTAAGTTAGTACCTGATTTAGATCAGGCCGCATCTCTTTTGGATAAAGGATTGAAAAACGGTATAAATAAAGTTGTTAACGATGGTGAAATAAATGCTGTGGTGGACTTGCCGAAAATAAACGCTGAAATCCAGCTAAACATATTGAAGGCTATACCTTATTCACTAATGCAGTCAGTGATTACGCCTAAAGTGACTCTAGTCCCTAAATTATTTTTGGTGTTAAAGGGTGATGTTAAGAAAAAATCTTCTGAAGAAACATTATCATTTATGAGACCAATGATAACCGACTTAGGTAATTTTGTTACTGATTTATTAGTACAAAACATTTTTAATTTAATAAAAAAAGATTTAATAAATTTAGCTAAGAAATTGACGGCTGATTTCTTAAAGCAACGTGGCCTCGACTACATATCAACACTAAAAAGTTTACTTGCTTTACTTAAAGCGTTAAAAGGTGTAAAATTTAAAGGGTGCCAATCAATAATCGACCAGATTTTAAGATTACTTAAGCTATTAAATTTTATGCCGATGCCACCATTACCACCACCATTAGTTTTAATTGGTGGAGCCTTAAAACCAGGTTTAAATCATATTGCAATGGTAAATGATTTAAAAGCAAATTTAAGTGAAAAGGGTATTGAGACAGCCGCAACTTTCCCTGACGGAACACCAAATCATTTAATGATTGCTTTAGAGGAAACAGTAAAATTAATGGTTAGCCACATTAAAACAAATGCCAAAATTGACGTAACAACGACAGGTGTGGGTCTAGCAGCAGGATTTGGACAAATACAATAATTATGAATAACCCAAAGCTAAAAGAAATTTACGAAAATATAGACAAAAAATCTAATAAAGAATTGGCAACAACACTTATTGGATTAAAGAATGATTTTGATGGCATTAAAGAGACCGTTTTAAAATTAACAACTACTTTAGAAGAAATCGAGATTACTTATGATAAGGTTTATGCCGAGTTAAATGAAAGATTAAAATTTAAAAAATAAATGAGCTCAGATATATCACTAGGTATTTGTATTAGTAATTCAGACCCATTTAACCATGGTAGAATTAGGTATGTCCCTTATGAAGCATATAAGGAGTACGATAGTGTTGAGTCTATTTTAAACACAATATCGAGTTTAAATATTGCATCTAGCGTTTACGATGAGTGGTCTTATGCCTCAACACCACCAAGACAAACGGATCCGTTTGTTGCTGAGCCTTTTTTACCGAATAATTTATCAATAATACCCAGAGTTGGTCAAGTTACTAGGTTAGTTAGGCAATCTGACGGTAAAATGTTATTTATCGGACCAGTAACGAGCCAACCCATTTTTATAACTGATACATATTCTGAATATAAAAACAAAAAGAAACAAGTCGTAAATGACGATATCGCTAATAACCCAAATAACACTGTTCTTAGTGGTAATCAAGGTGAACAACTTATTATTGGTGATAATAAGGTTTTAATGCGATTATCACACATAAACGAGGATAATACAATTAAAGAACAATACCCATTGTTCCAAATATCTAGATTTATAAAAAACGTTAAATATAAAGAAGAAACTATTACTAGGACAAAAACTAAAGATGTTTTTATTGATTATGTTATCGAATTAACTTTTGAATATACCAAGAAAACACAAAAAACGGATAAGAACATAAAATGTGTTGTCGCTTTATACGATACACAGGAAACGATACAAGATGAAAAGGGTAAAAAGGGTTTGGTGAGAGGTAAGTATAACCCGAACTCAGAATATTATGACGGAGCGTCTAGAAACCAATATACGGTTAGGCACGTTCTGGAATTTAATGACCCACAAACTTTAGAAAAAACAATTGAGACAATAATTTCTAGTTATAACACAAAAAAAATAAAATTTTTTAACCCAGAGCTAGTGGGTACCCAGATTGTTGAAACAATTAACGGTAATATTAATTTGTTAAATAGATTACAATTAAAACCAAACAATGGTGGTGCGAATAACGATACATTAGAAACAGTACCTAATTTAAATAATTTTGTTGTTAGGGTAAAACCATCAAATAAAACTTTGTACAATACACCAAGTACTAAACTTCAAAATGATTTGGGTATACCGAGTAACCAACCAACGGATATCGATTCAATTGAGTATGCGAGATTCTATGAGTTTAATGAATTTATTAAATTATTTAAAAAATTCACCAAAGAAAGATGGTTAGGTAACCAAACTACACAACCTAAAGAAACTGAAACAATTAAGACTGTTAGTGAGGTTGTTGATGAAAAAGAAACGACTGTTAATGTGATGTACTCGGATAAATTTTTATTTTTAAGTAGTATTAATTCACCAGATTATCTAAAAGATGGTAATAACGGTATGCCAGTTGATGTTGTTTACAAATTTTTATCCTCAATTAATAATGATGGTGTTAAAGATTATAAGACATATGGGTTTATTAGAGGTGAAAAACTAATGGAGTTGATCAACCAAATGATCGACATTGTTTTATCTCACGGGCATTCTATAGGACAAGTCCAAAATTCAATAAGTAGGGAAGCACAGGAAAAATTATCAAATTTAAAGGCTCAAATTAACGAAGAAATACAGGGCAACAATTTAAATAAGACAAATGGCGTTATAAATCATAACTTACGCTTAAATTAAAATATTTATAACTATGGGTATATATAGAACATATTTTGATAAAAATAACACTATAGTAAAAAATAGTGATGTTAACACGGGCAGAAACCAGGTGTCTGAATTATATTTCGGTTCATCCAAAAGCAGGTTTTTGTTTTATTGTTCATTTGATGAAATTAAAGCCCTAGTTAATAGTAAGGTAATAAATATAGATGGTGACACCAGACATATTTTAAAAATAAAAAACACATCTAATTTTGATATTAAAGATTTTTTAAGTACATCTAATAACTTACTTTTTGGTGAGAATTATAGACCAACATCTTTTGATTTAGAATTACATGAAATAAAACAATTTTGGGATGAGGGTACTGGTTATGACTTCATGCCATCACCAACCAGTATACCAGAAAATAAAGATTATGCTTTAGAACCATCTAATTGGTTAAAGGCAACAAATGTTAGTGATTTTAGCCCATCTGGTGCGGTGCAAGTTGGTAGCCAACCAATAGCAACACAACATTTTGATTGGGGTAATGAAGATATTGAAATGGATATAACTAATTATGTTAATTCATTAATAAATTCACCAATAACTGGGATTACAACTGGAATCACTTATAGTATTATAACTGGGATAACGACTGGTATCACCACAGGGATAACTTATGATATTACCACTGGTACAACAACAGGTTCGACTACGGGTACAACAACAGGTTCGACTACGGGTACAACCACTGGAATTACTACGGGGATAACAACTGGGGTGACAACTGGAATTACTACGGGGATAAAAACTGGAATTACTACGGGAATTACTACGGGGATAACAACTGGGGTGACAACTGGAATAACAACTGGAATAACAACTGGGATTACCACGGGAATAACAACTGG